ATCAAATATGACCGGTTCTTTGAAGGTATTTATGAATCTCAGTTCCTATACTGACGGAGATAAATGTTCTACCTATGAACTGACGGTAGAAACTGACAAGGGAGTATTAGTTATGTCTTTATTTAAAAAACTGCACTTTACGAAGCTCGGTTTGGAGGATAAAGACGAGGATATATTAGGCAGGTTGAGAGAACACCTGGTTTCTTTCCTGATAGAGTACAGCGGACTGATAGGTTCTAAGGTCGAATTTGGGATATTCTTCCCGAAGTCAACTTCAAGGTTTGCTGACCTACGTAATGAACAAAACCGTATCATCTACAAGGAAGAAAGGATGTATCTCGGACCGATACGAAAGTTTGTGAAGGAGAATTTTGAGAAGGAGTGGAACGAGTTTCTGGATGCAGAGCATCAGGAGAAACTATACAAGGAGAAGTCCTACGAGTGGCAGCAGATAGCCTGCAGCAAGTACGACAATGACCCTAACCTGATGGAGTAGCTGAAAAAAAATACGCAGATACACACAATATCCCGGAATGGTATGCGTTATTATGGTATGCGAAGATAATCACAGGAAGCAGCTATATACTGCTTCCTGCGACAAAATATAAAACTAATAACATATTAAAGTCGAAAACTGAAATGAGAAAGAAGAACTTTTTAGTAGCTGCCCTGATGATGGCAGCAAGCGTGATGCCCTTTACATCATGCAGCGAAAACGAAGTAATCAACCAGTCTGAAAAACAAGATCAGAGCGCAACCCATGGCAAGGTTGCGGTCAAGTTAGTCTGCTCCCCTACTCTATCGGTAACTTACACTCGTGCATCCATGACAGCGAATGGCAAGCAGCTCACGGATCTCTACATCCTTGACTACAACAAGGCGACCGGCAAACTGCTCCAGGTATTGCACCAGACGAGCACGGCAGAAGACTTTGCCGAGCCTACGTTAAACCTCGATTACGGCAGCCATACCCTCAAGGTGATTGCTACGAGAAGCGCATCCCCTACCCTATTGGGTGCAGATGGCGCTTTATGGAACTTGCAGGAGAACACTGCTTTTGCGGTAACTGATGATGGCAATGTGCCTGTGGTATGGACGAGCGACAAGACCTCTGATAGTTTTGGAGCTTCGCAGGATGTCAATGTAGGCATAGGCAAGGACCAGACCATCCATATCCAGTTGGAGCGTATGGTAGCGAAATTGGTACTCAAGAATACGGGCACCTTCCCGGCTGATTGCAGCACCATCCAGTTGTCTCTCGATGAGTATAAAACCTGGAACTGGCAAAGCTTCTCCGTTATGGAAGCTGCAAAAAATCAGCGTATCTCTGACGCTTCGCAGTATGCCGGTCAAACGGGTAGCACTATCTCCTACTTCTTCCTGACTCCTGATGGCGATGGCTACACTACGGACATTTCTCTCCAGATGAACCGCAAGGATAGCAACGAGCCGTATGCTGCCTTCACCATCCCGAATGTACGTCTCCAGCGTAACCGTATCACTACCATAAGCGGTTCCTACTATGACCATCAGTCCGGCTTTTCCCTTACGGTAAATGATGCATGGGAGGAGGAACAGAACAGTGTAGAGTTTTAGATAAAGGCAAAAAGGTAAAAAGAGCATTCTTGCTTTTGCCGAGGATAAAGCGTGCGGATATGCTATTATGGAATTGCATATTCGCACGTTTCTTGTTTTATACTTTCGTACTTTTGTACTTTTGTACTTTAATACGTTTATCCTTTTGCTCTTTAATACGTTCCTTTTTTTTGTACTTTTACATCTTTACACTCTCGTAACTTTGCGCGTTTGTACTTTTGTACAAAAGTACAAACGCACGTTTATATATTCCTACATTAGTACATTTATACTATAGTACTTTTCATATTCCGTGATTTTCATCGTAGCACTTTAGTACATTTGCACCTTAGTAGTTTAGTACAATCATACTTTTGTACTTTACTACTTTATGTATAAGATAAGTTGTACCTTATTATATATATAAAGAATAAAACAACTTTTATTATTAAAATATATAAATTTATTTGGTAGTACCAAAGTATTTTAGTACTTTTGTACCGAAGAAGAAAAGAGGATTAGAGTTTTAGTAGAATAGTACTTTTGTACCTATGTGCTTCTACACTATAGAAGTTTTGTACAATCGTACATTCCTACTATAATACTTTCGCGTAATCGCTGAAACCTACATTTATACTTTAGTACTTACGTACTTTAGCACTTTCGGAGAAAAGAAGATAATAAACAGAATAATAAAATTAAGATCATGACAGAAATCAGATTAAAAGAAGTGCTTGCCTTCGTGAACCACAAGGGTGGTGTTGGCAAGACTACAACAGTACAGAGTTTGGCGACCGGATTGCGTCGCTACGGCAAAGGTTATTTTGGCAAAGGTGAGGATGGCAAGGAGCGCAAGCCTCGCATATTGCTTATTGACTTGGACCCTCAGAGTTCGCTTTCTTTCCTCTTCGGATGGAATGAAGTGCAGAACGTGGGTAAGCCTACGGTGTATGATGCGCTTATCAAGCAGTCGCCACTGCCAGTGTATCAGGTAAGAGAAGGCATCCACCTCGTTCCTGCATCAGCTAACCTGATAGGTATCGAGCCGTTCCTAAATCAGATGCCCGTACCTCGCAAGGCTCTTACTAAGTTATTGGCTAAACCTTTCTCCGTGATGCAGGGAGAGGAACTTTCCAACGAGAAAGAATTGAAGGTAGAAGAAGTCTTTGACTACGTATTGATAGACTGCCCACCAGCCATGTCTTTGCTCACCCACAATGCACTTTCTTGCGCTACGAGTGTAGTCATACCTGTGCAGTTGGAAATGTTGGCCACTAAGGGTATCGCTGAAATCCTGAATGCTATCAAGGAAACGAGAGAGGACTTGAATCCTAACCTGGATATTCGAGGTTTGCTGATGGTTATGAGTAATGATCAGACGAAAGCCACCAAACAGTTTAAGGAGTATCTGGGTGATAAGTTTGATGATTATATGTTCGACTCCTATACCCGCCGTGATACTAAGATGGTGGAGGCACAGGCAATGGCGCAGGACATTTTCACTTATGCACCTTACAGTAGAGTGGGCAATGACTACGAGGCTTTCACAAAAGAAGTCTTAGAGAGTATGCCTGAATAATGTTTTATATTTAATATTGAGTGTTATGGCAAGACAGCAGAAAAACGGATTCTCCAAGTTTGATATTAACTCGTCGGAGGCAATGAAGGATATTGAGGATATTTACAACTCTGAACCATCAAGCGAACAGAGCGCACCAAAAGATGTTCCGGCAGCAGAACAACCTGCACTGCCAGAGAATGTTCCGGCAGCAGAACCTCAACCTGCGGAAACGATTGTTCCAGAAACGCAGGAACCAGTACAGCCCCCAGTAACTCCTAAACGTGTGACACCTTTAAACATGAAGCCTTTGAAAGCCGACAAGGGTGTAAAAATCCAGCTTCCTATGAATTATTATTTCAAGTTGGTGCAGATTAAGGCTTGTACTGGTAAGAGCCTTCAGGACTTGGCTGCGCAGGCTGTTATGGAATTTATCGACGACTTTTTAAAAGGTAAAAAGGTAGAAGAGTAAAAAGGCTTTTGCTGGTAAACGAAAAGTCAGATTTGCAGGTAAACGAAAAGTCAGATTGGTAGGTAAACGAAAAGTCAGATTTGGTACCGAAATAGTACCGAAGGGTATAGTTTTCGGTACCAACTCATTATATTTATGGCTAAATTCATATCGTAAAACGCTGATTTATAGGCATTTACGTGCTATAGAATGCGTTATGACAACGTAATTCTCATTATACCAAATGGTTAAATGATTGATTTTCAGATAGTTGTGATGAAAACGTAGCCATAAATATAGTTACTTTCGTACCAAAAGGTACAAAAGGGTTATAGTTCTTGGTACCTAATAAGCCACTACATTTGTGGCTAAGTTTGAGGTAAAATTTTACTAAACTCTTTTACCTTCTTACTAAAGTCTTTTACCGAAGGGTATAGTTTTCGGTACCAAAGGGTATAGTTTTCGGTACCAAAGGGTATAGTTTTCGGTACGAAGTTCTGAAATCTGGAAGGGTATAGTTTTCGGTACCAAAGGGTATAGTTTTCGGTACCAAAGGGTATAGTTTTCGGTACGAAGTTCTGAAATCTGGAAGGGTATAGTTTTCGGTACCAAAGGGTATAGTTTTCGGTACCAAAGGGTATAGTTCTTGGTACGAAGTTCTAAAATTTGGAAGGGTATAGTTTTCGGTACGTAAGGGTATAGTTTTCGGTACCAAAAGGTATAGTTCTTGGAACCTCGATTTTTCGGAAACCTTAGTGTTTATCGGTATTTCGGGCGTTTTTCAAGTTCCTATACTGATACTGATACTATTTATTATATCTGTATATATAAAAAATGAAAGAAAATATATAAGTAACAGTTATGGGCGCAAAAGAAGACAAGCGAATAAATGAAAATCAGGTTACTTTCCGTGATTTGGAGAACCAGCCAACGGAACAGCAGCTTTGTAATTTGCGGTGGATCAAGACTCCATGCTCTTATGCTTCGCTGGGTAGCACCTTCTCACTCCTGCAACAGGATATTATGTTGCAAGTAAGCGCAAAGTTGCAGGAGTACATCAATCAGTACTACGACCAGATGCGATATAAGGAGAAGACTTATCCTAAATCTCCGTTCCTGTCTGAGGAACAGAAGAGGGAAGCTCTTCATATCCGTATAGATATGTCAGAACTTGTAGATAATCATAGCAACTACAAGGAAATGTTTCAGGAGTTTGCCGATGGTAAGGTTCCTATTGTAGAAGAAATTGGCGCTTTGAGGGTGTTCGTAAAGAAAGATAAGATTTCGGACTTCTACCCTGTATTCGACCGCATTTCGCTGCCTAAGAAAACGTGGGTAGGCAAGGATGGTACCATCAAGGATGTTTATTCGGGTGTTGTCGAGTTAAACATCAATCATTTTGTGGCTGACTATGCCTTCGACCTGAGCAAGGGATATGTGCCGCACATGGCGCGTGTAGCGAAGACCAGTAAGCGAAGGGTAACACCGAGGGTTTATCTCTGGCTGATGGAGAATAAAGACCGCCCACGCAAGAAAGGGCAGAGCGACCCTTTATCGGTTACGGTAGAGAAGCTGAAGGACTTCCTGGGGTGCTATGAGATAGACCCGGAAACGAAGGAAAAGGTTTATCAGTATGCCAAATACTCCAAGTTCAAGAAGGACGTTCTGGATAAGGCAAAAGCTGACCTGGTGGCACAGGCAAAGAAGAATGATATAGATATTACCTTTGATTATACGGAACATTATCCTAAAGGTAAGAAACGAGGAAACCCTGATTATATCACCTTTGAGGTTTTCTATACGCCGCTCGGCAAACTGCATAAGGCAGGAAAATATTCTGAAGGTGAGCTGTTCGATGCGAAGGCTTACGATGTTAAGAAGAACGTGCAGCCTACATCTGCCAAGATAGAAACGAAGGTAGGCGAGGGTACCGACAAGTGGAAGGCATTCTGCAAGCTCGTTATAGGTGACGCTGAGAAATCACTGGTTTCCCGTCTTTCCTTTGTAGGCATGAAGAACGGAAGGTTCTGCGTAGAGTGCAGCGATGATGACTTTGATATGATACGGAAGTTGGGTATCGAGGATAAAGCAAAGGAGTTCTTCGACTGCAAAGGTTCCTTTGCTCCGGTATTCTACCGAGGTTAAAGGTAAAAAGGTAAAAAGGTAAAAAGAGCCTAGCGTGATATATCGCCCTGCTGTTCTTTTACTTTTTTACTTTTTTACCTTTTTACTTTTAAATGCTCTTTTTACTTTTTTACCTTTATTCGTTTGTCCCATCTATTCTTCCCCTTTTTCTTACCTTTGCATCAGAAACATTAAAAGAAATGAAAACGTATGAAAAGGAAAGAGATTATTCAACTACTCTTGATAGCAGTAGTGACGATGATGTTTACGGCATGTGCTGCCTCTCGACGGGCGGTTAGCGATAACCACCAGGAAGTGAAGGATAGCGTATCGGCTATTCAGCAGGATAGCGTGCATCAGCAGGTAATGGTGAATGACAGCGTAGCCATTAAGGTGAGCGAGGATAAGCATACTTCTTCTTCGTCTAAGGAAACGGGCGAATATGAGGAGACTATCCAGGAGCAGATTACCGAGACCACTGATTCCTCCGGCAATAAGCAGACTACCACCAACCGCACTACACATCGCAAGGGCAGTTATAACAACCAGTCTTCCTACGATGAGCGATTGCAGATGCAGCAGCAGAAAATCAATACGATGCAGAAGACCATCGATAGCCTTGCCGTCAGTAGCAGTAATGATGTGGACACCCACTGGGAGGCCACCGACAGTTTATCAGATACGCAGGAAAAGAATACAGCAGAGACAAGAAAGGCTAACTGGATTCAGAAAGCCAGACAGAACGCCCTTGCCCTGTTCCTGCTTATCGTGATAGTTCTGGTACTCACCTTTATCAATAAACATACCGACCATGGGGAAGGGAAAAAGTAAAAAAAAGCAGCAGTACGGTTTCGACATCGTGGATAATGACGAGCAGGCAGAAGTTACGCTGCAGGATTTCGTTATCCCGGAGAAGATAGAAGCCTTCGGCAATCAGTATAAGCCGCTGGATCATTGGACGGAAGACTGCGAGATATTCAATGATGCCCGACTTCGGGAGTATTTCAAGGCGATAGTCTGTCCGCTTGGCGACCCGCTTTCGCTCTATCTTCAGGAGTTAGGCTATAAAGGTTTCCGTATGCAGAATGATGAGAGTGGCGAGCCGGTTATCTATTGCAGGGTGATTTAGGAAAGGTAAAAAGGTAAAAAGGTAAAAAAGCCTTAACCCCTTTGCGCCCCCGTTCCCAGCGATTCTATCGCTGGTTTAACTCTCAAAAATACAATATTTCGCTGAAAATATATACTCAAAAATACAATTTTTCTCGAAAATTATATAATAGATTAAAAAAATAAGGATTTATGGGTAAAGAAAACAGACCTCACAACTATCTGAAGATAGCTGAGGAGAGTGAGACAGGCAAGAAGCTGAAGGCATTTCTTGCTGAGTGTAGTGAAGCAAGCGAGAAGGCGAGAGCCTGGGCAGAGAAGCAGGGAGCCGATACCTACTACGAATCGCCCGAAGGCTTTGCAGGTGGTGTGGCGATGGTAGAGTTCAAAAACACGATCAGCAAGGAAGGCTGGACGAACATTCAGACTCCTACCAAGGACGGAATGCAGAGCACATCGCTCTTTATTCCAGAAGAGAACAGCGAACTGGAGAAGGAGATGATGGCACTGCCTATCGTAAATGAAACGGCTCTTATCGCTATCCTGCAGTTCAAGCCTAAGATGGTGAAGGGTAAGGAAGGCAAGGGAGTGCAGCTTCCGTTCTCTTTTGGCAATACAACGCCTATCCTCTTCCTGCATCATGGCTTCTTCTATACCGATGTGCCTTACGAGAGCACAAGCGAGGACTGCCAGGTTATCACGGAGAAGGAGTTCCTTCGTCGCAAGATGGCAGCAGTAAATGAGCATTAATCATATTTCGTTCTTTATATTTTATATATATTTATTTCTATATGTTTTATATGAGTTAGTTTAAGCTGAAACATTCTCAGCCAGCCGTCCGTGATGGATAGCTGGCTGTTTTTATTTTATTCCGTCTCGCGATGTATCTCTTCTGCCACCATGCCGTAGCCAGTTTGCTGAGATTCCAGACGGTGAGTGAGTTCATTGATGAGCTTCTGCTGGTCGCCTATCTGCTTCTGCTGTTCAGCAATAATATCGAGCATGCGGTTAAGGGTCTTCAAGTTGATGTCCGTTTCTGCTGCTGTAACCGGTTCCGTAATCGGAGTAGGCGCAGCAGCATCCATAGGCGCAGCGGCAGTCTCTTCCTTGTGCTCTTCCTTGCGTCCGAGCCTTAACCCCTTTGCGCCTCCGTTCCCAGCGTTTCCAACGCTGGTCCACCCAGGCACTACCGATTTTATCCTCTCCACATCGAGCGGATTGCGCAGCGCCCTCGTACCCTGTTTGCGCTTCTCTTCATTATCCAGATAGCCCCCATCGGGTTCAAACTGGTCATCTATACCAGGGCATACATACCCCTCCTCGCAGCAGCCTTCCCTTCCTTGCTGGTCCTTATCCGCATCTACGATAAATGCCGAGAGCGGAACGTGAAACGCATTGCAGAAGCGCAGCATGGCGATGGTAGGCAGCGGCGACTTCATTCTTATCCAACTATCGAGGCACGCATTGCTCGTAGTACCCATAGCCTTCATAATTTCTCTATTGGTGATTTTGCTGTTTGCTTCCATCCATTTGTCTAGGAAGCTGTAATTGTAAAAGTACTTCATATCTCAACTACATTTATAAGGTGGATAAACTCTAATCTGTTCATCACGAAATTAATTAATATATGTAACCTATGTTAAATTCCCCTAATTTCTATCAGAAAATATAGGTAACATTTGGTTGTTTCGATTTTAATCTTTAAATTTGCACCAAAATTAAGAAATAAAATCGAAATGACAAAGGAAATTATAGAAAAAATCTGCAGAAAGAACTCTTCATTAGAGGTAAATGATATTTCTGTGGAGGAAAAGAAGAACTTAGCTGAGTTTTTATCGGATAAGGGCTTCACAATCTCAACTTTCTATCTCCGTTTCTTTCAGAAAGGTTTCGACGCTTGGGAAATCCAAGGCATTAAAAACTGCAAAAAGCAGTTCTTAGCTATACCGGAAGTAGCTAACCTATTATCCGGGTATGTAGAGACCGATGCCCTGGGCAACGAGATTAGTAAGAAGGGATATTTGCTTGAGGCTGCCATGAGCGATGAGTTGGGTGTGTTCTACACCTGTCTGAAGAAGGCCAACAACGGTCTCTGCATGAAGTTCTTTGCCTTTATGGAGGAGCGAGGCATGAGCCGCACGACCATCATCAAGCGTTTTACCGCTGATGACTGGAAGCCATGGGAGCAGGAAGGAATTAAAGCACTCTTGCTTTTAAAGGTAAAAAAGTAAAAAGGTAAAATTCGTAACCATATATAATGATAGATGTAACCTTTGATTGGGAATCCTGTTCGCTCTCGCCCACCGCAGCCGTGATGAGTCTCGGTGCGGTGGCGTGGAAGCGATACGGGGACGAATCACCTTTCTTTGATGAAGGTGATGGTGTGCTGAGAAACTCAACCTTTTCTGCTCACGTTGACCTGCGAAGCATGTTCATCAACGGGTTCGCATTTGACAAGAGTACGGCAGAATGGTGGTCAAAACAGAGTGACGAGGCAAAAGCTGCCTTGCTCGGCAATGACAGCGACGAGGCACCTTGTCAGCCGATTGATGTAATCGTGAACGACCTGTTCGGCTGGATAGCCTATATCAAGAAGAAGCTCGGTGATGATGAACTTTGCCTTTGGGCGCAGGGTACTGATTTCGATGTAGCTATCTTGAGATATATCTGCTGGGAGATGGGTATCAAGTTCGCGATAAAGCATACCCAGTTGAGAGATCATCGCACGTTCTATCTGGAATGTGCGAGAATCATCTGGGATGCAGCCGAGCCAAACGAGGAACCTTTCGACCTCGACAAGGCTTATGCCCTGACTATGGACTATAAAGACATCGCCGATGAAGGTGCGGCACATGACCCTATCTTCGACTGCAAGCGAAGTATCTATAGTACCTGGCAGATGATGAAAAAGATAAGAGAAGGCTATGCCAAGACTGTTTGATTTGCCATATATCCCTAACCGGAAGGGCATACAGCAGAGGCATAGGAACTTATCTAAATACAGAATGCTGCATCGCTTCGCCTATACCGAGACGATGAGCGGACTGAAGGATGATATTCCAACCCTCCTTTTCTATGCGCCCTTCGCCCTGCTGAAAGATACCTGTGAGTATCTGTGCAGGATGATGACGGGCAGCGTGGAAGATATGATTATCACGCCTTCGCACAGTTGCCGCCGAAAGAACGGCAAGATATACTGGAGGCAGGAAGTGCAGATTATCGGTTTAGATACCGATTTCCTCTCGATGGAAAGTCTCTCGCAGATGATCGTACATCGTATGGAGACGATTTGCAACTGCAAGATAAGGCATTATCGCCTGGAAACATTTCTGAATTTATAAAACATAAAGACATGAAGAAATAAAAGATATTCTGCATGACATCATGCAACTTCGGTACGATACACTTCGTTTCCGATTTTTATTTTGTTAGACACCGAGCCATCGGTTAAAATGGCAGGAAGACCGGACGGGCGATAGGTGGACTTGGAAACATTCATCGCATATCTCACACCCGCAGCTTCAAGAAGAAGGGGGATAGTCTGATTAAAAAGCTTGGGAACCCCATCGGACGGTAGCTGCGGCATCTTCAAAAAACTTGGCGTGTCGCCCGAAAGGTCTTCTTTCTTTGACAATATTGATAAAAAAAGAGTAGGGGAGGCATTCTGGAAACGCTCTTATGAAAGGGTAGTGGAAGTCAGTAATGCTCCACGACTGCGATTCACTGCATCTTTGCAGCGGGCGAGTACCACAGATTTTCAAATGCTCCGACCGCTCGCTCTGGAATATAACCCGGCAAGGTGTAAACACTTTAAGTTTGGCCTACCCTTCGCCTCCGTTCCCAGCGATTCCATCGCTGGTCAATGGTCAAGAGTGGTGCCTTCCCTTTCTCTTTTACTATATAAATACTCTTGATATAAAGATATGTTATTCCATCCTATATTGAACCAGATTGCCAACCTTGACATGGCTTTCCTCGTAAAACCTGCCGATGAGCAGCGCATCGAGGGACAGACTGCCTGTTTCTGCCCCCTCTGCCAGAAGGAAGAGGCAGACGATGGCGAGCAGGGCAAGGCAAAGCAGACTCCTCACCTCATTATCTACAATAATGAGCGAGGCGGTATGTATAACGGTGTAGGAGTGGAAGACAATTCCAAGGCAGAGCATGGTGCCCTGCGCTGGATGTGTACCAAGACCGGCAAGTATGGCTACGGAGCTTTAGAACTCTATGCAGCCATGCGCAAACTTCCGATGCACGGAGCCAGTCTGCTGCGTCTGTGCCATGACCTCATCGTGAGGGTGTATGGCGACAACGAGAAGACGAGAGCCAAATGGCCGATGCTCTTTGCAAAAATGGACTATCGCACAATCGCTCCACAAACGATAGAAACTTTCTCATTTATGCCAAAAACTGACTTCAACCCCCAGGAGCTCGCAGCCCTGGGGTGCGAAGTCACATCGGTTAAGGGAATCCCGCAATACGGCTTCGGAAAGGACTTCAACACCAAGATGCTGAATGAAGATTTTCGCATCTATGCCGTGGACCAGGTAACGCTGCCCCATGTAGTGAGAAACGGACAACTGGTGAGTGAAATCATTTACGGCACACCCTGGAACCCGCTATTCGTCTGCTTCGCAACGGACGTGATAGCACCTCAAGGCAGTTGCGGATGCTTCTTCCGTCCAGCCATGCAGCAAGACCCTATCGTCTTCTCTACCTGTGAGGATCACAGCGTGAGAAAGGTGAGCAAATGGCTGATGGGGGATAAGGTCTTCACCTATGCGATGGACCATCGTAGTAACAACTCTACTGCCGTTCACTCGGCAATAGAAAAGTTGCAACCGGGAGAGGCTTATACAGAGACGAAGGAAATATGGGTAGAGAACGAAACCAAGAACGGAGAACCGAAAGGCACCTTCCATACTGAGGAGAAACCTATAGAAGTAGGTGACATCAAAGCTCAGAACATCGTTTTCTGCCGGACACCGGAAGATGCACTGAGCATCTATTACGCCATGCGTTCCCTGCGTCAGGATAAGGCGCAGGATAAGCACTTTCAAAAGTACTGCTGGTACCACGTAGCCTTTTCGCTGGGCAGAAGAAACTTCTGGTATATCGAGCGTGGGCAGTGGAGACAGGAAAAACTCGATTTCAATGCCGTGCAGTATCAGAAGATGAATCGATTTGCCGAAAGGGTGATTATGATTTACCCTAACGACATCGCCAGCCAAAGGGATTGCGGAGCCATCGCAACCAAATATTGCGATATGTGCTATGCCACGCTGCCCGATGGCTTCAGAAGCAGATATAATCAAAGGTGGAACTGGTTGTACGGTTGCTCTCCTCGCTCAGTGAGAGATTATCTGATGTGCTACCACATGGATGATACCGATAACTTCAAGTTCGACCACGATATAAGGTTGCCGCTATATTCGAGATTGCGGGGTGCCAACAACACAGACCCATTCGAGATAGAATATCCTCGTGATCCGAGAAGCGGCAAGCCTAAACCGCCTACTTGCAAGGTATCGCCTACCAAGGTGTGGTTATTTATGACCTGCCACGGATATTACAGAATGATAGACCCTGAGAGTACCGACCTTGTAGGTCAGTATATCCATCTGGATAGATGTTTTGTAGAATACATCGACCAGAAAAGTATCATCCAGGCGACAAAAACCCAACTTCTGCAGTTTACGGAGCAGAGTTGGCGGCACAATGATCAGGAGCGCAAGATGATGTCAGATTGTGCCAACCTGATAGATAAAAATTTCAGTGAGAAATCGGCTGGCGGCTTGCAGGGCATGGTGATAGACTTCACCGAGAGTTTCGATGCCCATACGGAATATTTCTTCTTCCGCAATGTAGCGTTGAAGATTACACCCGAAACCATCATGCCAGTCAGCTATGACCGCCTGAATTTCTTTATCCCTGCCCTGGCTAAAAGACCGTATGATTTTACGATGAGGGTGTTCAATCCTCCGTTTGTTATCAGCGAGAGCCAGGAATACAAGGATAGGGTGGCAGTCATCGCCCAGCAGGAAGCTCAGACCAACGAAGACGGTTCGCCAGTCTTCACGAGAGCCGAAATCGACCAAAAGAAATCCGAGCTTAAAGATTGGGCGCAAACCTTCCGCTGGCAGGTGGATTGGAAAGGTAAGCAGGAGAAAGAGCTTTGGCCTATCCTGAGAGTTATACGCGGTTGTTGCAATATGCAGTGGCGACTGGAGCAGGATTGCATCCGTAACAAAGAGCCCATGCCTGCCGAAGCTATCGCCGACATCGATTCCCATTTTGCTAACATGATTTCCTGTTTGGGAAGAATCTGTTATCGCTCATGGGCTGACATGCAGAGTATCTGTCCTTATCTTCTCGAAGATGAGGTGGAGGACGAGAAGCAGGCAAGTGGCGGTTCGGGTAAATCACTGATGATAGAACTTGTGGTAGGTTCAGCAGTCAATGTACTGCGCGTCGATATGAAGGATTTCCTGACGATTGCCGATGCAAAGTTCAGTCTTTCCGACCTGCTGATTTCTCCGGGTAAATATAGGGTAGTACACTGGGAAGATAAACCTTCGGGTTTCCCGATGAAGTACTTTTATAATAAGGTAACGGCGGGAGCCAAGGTAGAACGAAAGTTTGGTGATCCTATCGTCTTCAAGTTGGAAGAATCGCCAACGAACGTAATTTCCAGCAACTCGCAGTTGAGTGATGATGATGAGTCTACCATCGGCCGTTTTCCTTTGGTATCTTTCTCGGATAGGTTCTGTCGCGAAAATCCGATGCAGCATAAGTTGGCACGTTCCCCCAAGGAAGTGATGAAGAACCTCGTTAAGGAACCGGAGAATCTGAATGAGCGAGACCGCAATCAGGCGATATACATCTGTGCCTTAGCCGTGCAATTTATCATGCGCTACCATACCTTCGTGATTGCTCCTCAGAAGAACGTTCAGCGAAGATTGATGGTAAGAGAGCTGACCGAGAACACGGTGAACTACTTCGAGTGGTTCTTCAGTCGTAATGAAGTCTATTCAGCACCTATCTGTGCAGACGAAATGTTTTGCGAGTTTATGCGTGATTGGGCTGATGCCAGCGAGGGTAAAAGTAAGGAATATAGCCGAGCCACCTTCAAGAAGAAAATCAAGAAGTATTGCAAGAATATGAATATCATCTGCAATCCTGATCATCTCCTGATAGGTGAGGACAATAAGCGCCATGGCTGTTTCAAGCTTCGAGCCTGGGTAACGGAGGAATACTTCGTAGGCAGAGAGTGGGAGAACGATGACAGCGTAGAACCGAAGCATATCCGCAGGGTAAAGACGAGTAAGCACGTCTATTTCTTCTTCCGTAGCGGAAAGGATCATATTCCGGAAAGCTACGATGAGTTAAAGCGGATAGCCAAAGAATACGTTGAAGGTCCCGACCCATTACCATACCGTGATGACGATGGCAACATTGTTATTCTCACCCCAGAAGAGGAAGAACGCTGGAAGGCATTCACCTCCCGCAAGCAGGGCAGAAGGCAAGCTATACCGAACGCTAGCGATGGCAACAATGCAGCAGCTACCGTAGAGGAAATAGATAAAGATACCCTGCCGTTCTAATATTTAATGTTGAATGTTGAGTGCTGATTTAGGCTAGCGCCTTTGCGCCCCCGTTCCCAGCGATTCCATCTCTGGTCCGCAAACAAGAAAATAGAATTTATAAAAAAAATAAAAGCAAAATGAAAATACAAGCGCAATCATCCCTCTTGCTTCGTCAAGCTTTGCAGAAAGCTGCGAAGTGTATCGACAGCAAGTCAACCATCGCCATCTTGAGCAATGTGCTCCTTACCCAGCGTAAGGAAGATGGTCAGTTCTTCTTCGTATCAGCTACCACTGACTCGGAGTTATCTATCCCTGCCCCCCTCAGTATCGTAGAAGGCAGCTTCAAGGAAGATGTAGTTCTGCCTATCACGTCTCTGTTGTCGCTCCTATCCACACTTCCTGCTGACTGCGTAGTCACCATGGATCTGTCTCAGGACAAGAACCGCTCTATGAATATCGAGTACTGTACCCAGAACGGCGAAAATGTAAAGAAGGGTAACGTCAGCCTGGTTTATTTCAGCGCCGAGGAATTTCCTCGTGCGGCACAACCTGATAATGCCAGCCTACATATCTCCCTTCCGATGGCAACCTTCGGCAATGTTCTCTCTCATGCCGGCAACTTTGTTGGCAATTCTGAACTTCGGCCAATTATGAATTGTCTCTGCATCGATGTAGCCGAAGATAGAAGCGAGTGTACCTTTGTTGCCTCTGACGGTCACTCCCTCATTAAACTCATCCATACCAACAATCCGGAAACGGGAGGCAGCAACTTCTTCCGTAGCGGAACACCTGGTATTATTCTTGTAGAAAGAACTTTCTTCAAGAGCTTGGCGGTTTTTGATGACTGCGCAGATATTGATATAGAAGCAAACGAGAGTATGGTGCGCTTCACTTCGGGTAATGATATTACCTTCGTCTGCAAAAAGATGGTAGGTCAGTACCCTAATTATAACTCGGTAATTCCTCGCAACAATCCTTATAATGTTGTGGTTGACAAACGGGAACTGGCAAGTGTAGTAAAGCGTGTAGCACTCTTCGCTAGTGAAAGCAGTAACATGATTGTTCTGAAGAAAGAAGGTATGTTCCTCGATATAGCAGCGCAGGATTTGGACTTCAACATGGCGGCCAACGACCAGGTGCTTATCATCGACAGTAATTGCGTAGATGGTCATCGCATGGGTTTCAAGGCAAGCAGTTTGCTGAATGCCCTGGCACCTATCCAGTCTGATACCGTATGCCTGCATCTTGGCGATCCTAGTCGTGCTGGGGTCATTACCGCCAACGAATCATCACCTAGAGCATTGACTTTAATCATGCCGATGATTCTTGAAGAATAAACTTACATCGAACGAATAAGATAAAAGATTATGAATGATACTTTGTTCATTCCTCCCTGCTGTGTAGATAAAAAGCTGCCCAAGGCAATCATACAAGCCCCCCGGAGAGCATTGAGCTTCTATACGCACGGCGATGTGCTGGTAGATAAATTCTTCCACGCTATCGGATACTTGGCAGATGTAAATCCCAACCGGGCGCAGAAAAATCATTTCTGCGTGATGGTGTTGGCGATGACCGTAAGCAGAACATCTGCTACCGGATATATCATCAACTACCTTCAAACGTGCTTTGAGAGGGGTTGGATAACCCATCTGATACTCTCTACTGATAAGAGTGTAGAAGACTGGATAGATATTCATCTGATGGAATACAGAGACAGAATCTTGTATCAGAACCATAATGATGTGACCCTACAGACTTCGCACATGGTTCTTTACAACGAGGAGAAAGCCTTTACGTTGGCTGGCCCGATGCTCGATACACCTAACGGTAAGTTATCGCATTATTCCATGGTGCTGTACCCCGATTATTCGGCATGTAATGATGCAGCCGATTGGTCGAACCCGCTCAAGAATATCCTGTTTCCTGATATATTGCGGCATCGGCAAAGGGTAGCCAAGGAAAAACGAAAGGTAGGCAGTATCATTCTAAACCGATTCCTGCAAGCAAAGCTTCCTCCTTACGAAGAGGATAAGGAGCAGGATGGTCCTCGTGATTATTATGACTTCGGTGGTTTCGTATAAATTCATCGACTAATAGATAAGAGTTATGGCAAAATATCATCAATCTTATCAGAACCTCCGTCAGTTCTGCGAAAAGTGGCAGTGGATAGACCCCCGCAGCGGACAGCAGGTTACTGGTTATGTGCATCCGCAGACAGCGAGGAACGTAAAGCGCAAATCGTTTTACATCAAATTCCTCACTAAGACCGGGCATGTAGATGAAGGTGAATGCGTCTGTCTGAAGGTAGACGTTCTGAGGCATCAGAGAAAGGTGCAGTTCGTAAACAGCGGAGAAATCCGGGTGGTGAACGACATTCTAGTGCTTGAAGTAGACGGTACCAGGTTCATTACTCATTAATGGTAATTCATGTTTTAAGATTCAATATAGTTTATCGAAGATTTTTAAAGCTCTAACTGTTAAATTATTGAATTTATGTAAATGCTTCATAGCAGACACCTTTAGCGAAAGGATGTTCCGTATTTATTTTACAATAACTACAAGCAAAAGCAATGTAGGGTTGTCTATTCACATTTCCCTACACCTCCCCGGTGCGTGAGCATAGGGCGCTTTTTAAACTGGAATATTCATTTTTAAACAATATATAGATTATGTGGAATCCGTTTAAAAGACATAGAGCAAAGAAAGCTCTCAAAACATTGGATAGTCTGACCAGCGTAATTGCCACGATCAAGAAGTGGGAGAAGGCTGGATTGATTTACTGGCAGGTAAAAGGTAAGACTCTTCTCATTGAGCAGAGTTTAGCTACCACGCTGCTTGCGGGTGGAAGTAAATTGTTCGAGAAGTTCCTGAACATCGCCGCCCAGATACAAAACTCGGAACTGCTCGTTGATGCTTATGAGCAGCAGCGTATCACTATCGAGACGCAGGCTGTGAGGGAGGCGCAGGAGAAAACGTCCAGCAAACTGACCGATGCTGATATTCAGCGCATCCGTCTGAATGCTAGAGATAAAATGCAGCACATTGATATGAAGAGCATTCTTGATGCAATCCACGAGTTCGATATTATGATTATCCGCAGCAGCGCCATCTCATCAGCAGATGCCACCCAAGAAGGTGGCGAACTGGTAGCCGTTGGCCACTTCGATGGCAAAAAGGTGGAAATGGCGATGTGGGATGAAATCAAGAACGATTTAACTGCAGAAAAATAAGCAACCCCTCACCCTATGAAAACAATCGTGATAGCCAAGGAGGCTTGGCTGTGCAGTCAACTCAGCATAGCCAAATATTCCGGAGGCATTGATATATCAGATGAGGAAAATGGCACACGCCATTTCCTGGTAGTAGATGGAAAAGGTCAGCCTTACCAGGGCAAACTGATTCCTAGTGCCCCTGCCGATTTGGTGGATAAGGAGTTTATTCCTTTCTATCGTAAACTGGGCAGAGATAAGTTTATATCCCTCGTATCAAGGGAACCTCTCGCCTCTCGCAAGGGACTGAAACAGATACTATCTGCTGCAGTTCAGGAAGAGAAAGCGGAAAAGGCAGCAAAAGAAGAGGAGCTGAAGGCACGTCAGCCTTCCCTCTTCGACTAAGAAAAGTTTTATAATACATTAAAGATTTTGAGAAAATGAGAACATTAGAAGAATTTCAGAAAGAAGTCCTTGCACCTTTGCGTAAGGAAAGAGACAAAAAGCACGAAGTTGCTTTGAAAATCAAGACCGATGGCGGCGAGGCCTTTGCGAAACGTAAGAAGGAACTCCTGGATAAGGAAGTTGAGTTCAAGGAACGTCAGAAGTCTAGCCTGAAAGAATTTCTCGGCAAGCAAACCTTGGGAAAGAAATCTTTCTTCATTCAGCAAGATGCTGATCGTTCCGAAGCTCATGCCAAATATCAGAAAGCTATCCAAGACTACAAGATTGCTAAACGCCGTGCTAACGAAGAGTTTATTGATAAGTTAGCCATTGCCTATGCAGAGTACAATAAGGAGCGATTAGCCGCAGGCGAGCAGCCTGTATATTATGACAATCGCCGTGAGAAATCTGCTGAGGCACATGAGGCGGGTTATCAGGAGAACGGCTGGCCGGAAGAACCAGAACCGGAGGCTGAAGCATGAGTTTCGGAAATACGAAAACCCCATGCAAGCCAACTGGCGAGGCTAAGTATCAGATACCGATGAGGGCAACACCCGAAAGCAACGGTGTGAAAACCTATGTGCTCGAAGGTGAGCTGAAGAAGAAGTTCATTAAACTCTTCCCCAAAAACTCCAACCGCAGAATGATGGAATGGTTCGGTATCTCCTTTTCTACTGTCCAAAGGTTTAAAAATGAACTCGGACTGAAAAAGGATATGAAAGCTATACGCCGTCAGCAGATAATGGACGTTAAGAAAACCTGCGAGGAGAACGGCTATTATGATTCCCTTCGAGGTAAACCGGTAAGCGAAGCCTGTCAGGAAGGCCGCCGCCGATTATTTGAATCCGGCTTTTGTCCTTTGAAGGCACTCAAGAAGAAAAATCCCCGTCGATATAAGGCTTTTCTTCTCCGTTCGTCAGAAGCTCACAAGGAAGTCTGGCGGAAGGAGCGTTTGCGCGAAGAGTATGGCTTGGAGCGCAAGACGAAGTTAAACATTTCGCAGCGACCGATGAAAAGTGCGGCTGCATCGTTTAAGAACATGATGACGCATCGTCTCAATTACTTCTCTGTTCCCGGTCACCCATGGTGGATAGCCTACGATAGTGAAACTAACCGCTCTGAACGCAGCGAGGCTACCGCCCGAAAGCATGGCTTTGAGATTATCGAAGGAGAGGACGATACTTCCGAAACATCAGACGGGCAGCAGGATGGCAACTGTGGCAAATAAAAATAAACAATAAACAATTATAAAACATGAACACGAAACAACAGAATGTTCTTCGCTCATTACTGAAGAAATACAAGTTCAAGAGCGTAAGCAACATGGTCCGTCAGGCGCTCGGAATCAACTTCGAGAACTTCCTGCAGAAAACGGAACCTCTCTATATCATTCCCCGCATCGCTTCCTGCTATGCCGTGGAAGGAGATAAAGAGAAGTTGATGGGCATCGTCTATAAGGAATGGCTCAAAGACGTAGTAGAGAAAGCCTGGGTGAAACCGCTCAATGCCTACATCGATGAATACGGTGAGCGTATCGTGCTTTCCGCTATCTACTATCTCATCGACAATGGTCTGTGGGAAGTATACGAAGGTCGCCTTGCACTCGATGCTCAGGAAGACAATTACTACGATAAGTTGGGAGATATGCCTTCCGCTATCGAATTTGTGCAGGAACAGCAAGCTGAGGAAAAGAAGGCAGAAGAAAAGAAAGCTGCCGAGGAAGCCGCCGCCGCCACTGCCGAAAACGCCTCCGTTCCCAGCGATTCTATCGCTGGTCAGAAAAAATTCTCCCCAGACCATTTATTGAGTGCTGAAGAAGCCATTTCTTTAGCCAATCATCTCAATGAAATCAGTTCTCAGCTAACAGAAAGCGTTGGTGGTGTGATTGATTACATCTGCACCGCAGCCGATACCGATGTTCTCCGTAAGAAGATTAATGATCAGCAGCAGCGGATAGAAGAGTTGAAATCTCAGCATAAAGAGGAAGTAAAAACCCTTCAGCAGAAAATAGATGAAGGCATCTCCACCATGCAGAAATCGAGTGATTTCATTTCGAAACTGCGTCAGGAGGCTAAGGAGGCACAGAAACAATACGATGAGTTGAATGCCAAATACAAGAAAGCTCTCGATGAACGCGATGATGCAGATAAGGAGTTGGAAACTTACAAGAAAATCCTAGAAGAGGAAGCCAACCGTGAACAGCTCCCGAAGAAGAAGGTTATCCCATACAGCGTGCTCGATGCCGTTCCTCTCTTGGGTAAAGGTGTAATGACCGGTTTGGTACCCGTCCTCGAAAGATATAACATCGTGGTAGATTATAACCGATAGGATGGTAGCGTATGGACCATGGAATCATCAATCCAAAGAATTTGCTTCTTTCAAGGGCAGAAAGAAAGGATAACATTGTTCTGATGCCTACTCCTGTTGGTACCCCCGAAGAGTTCGGCTGCATAAAATTCAACAACGTCACAGAACGTTTGTCGAAGCCCCGGATAGTAGATCACGCAGAAACAGATGTGGAATTTGTCTTCCGCAACAAGATGGGCAGTGTTTACGCCGTGGTTTATCACAACGAAAAGGGCGAGGTACTTACAGATATGCTAACGAAGGCGAAAAATTCCGAGTGGGAGTTTCATAACTTTAGAATCACTTTTCATCCTTCTTTTGCGAATGCCTATATCTCGTCGATATATGGTTACAGGCAGATTTCCGAATTGCAGGTTGCGCAGGAACTATCCCGTTTCTTCGCTTTTGAAGGCGTTAAATCAATTATCGGGGATTATTCTATGTTGGCACTCCCTGGTGGTATCGCAGTAGCCCGGTGCGTCTTCAAGGATGATGAGATAATGTCTGTCGAGTTGTTTGATTTCGTAACATACGAGTCTCTTGATAGGGATGAAATCAAAGACATCTACTATCAGGAGTTTCATCGACACATTTCCGGAGAAGAAATGAATATCTCTAGTTTTTCAGAAGATTTTCTGAAGGAAGTTCTTGCGGATAGTGTAGAACAGATGCAGAAGAAGTATAACAAATAAAGAATAGATTAATATGGCAAATAAAATAAAGATACGCGGTTGCGAACCTGTCAAGTATGGACCGCACGATTTCCAGTTGGGCGATTATGTCTATGCTCCGGTATCATCGTATGATCCGCAGCAGGGGAATCAGTTGGCATATATCGACCAGCAGGATAATGATAGTTGCTCTATCGTCTTTGCGCAGGCTAACCGCGAGGCTTGTAGAGTATACGATGAACTTTACCTTGTGCCGATAACGGAGGAATGGTTAAAGGAGAATCCGCAGGTGTTTACTCCTAGCGATGATATAATGCAGCAGGAAAGTGGCCTCCGTTTTGCCTATCAGTATAAGTTCTCTGCCAAGCGTTTCGTCTGCGATTATTACATGGTGGCTTACGAACTGCATTACGAAGATGAAGAAGAATTTCAGCACTTAGTAAAAGAAGGTCTGAGTTACTTTACTTGTCTCCAGGAGTCGCAGGGCAAGGGTACAATAGCACAAATTGTACGTTTCATTTCTGGCAGCATGAATTTGGGCGCAGGAGCCATGCAGATAGTAAGCATTCACGACCTGCAGCATTTCCTCCGTCTTTGCGGTTGCGAGGAACTGAAGGTCCCTCAGTCTTTATTAGAAGATTAAAAACAAAACAATATGGATAAAACAAAGTTAAAGAAACTCTTTCGTGAGGTGAAAGCAACGACCTCAGATGTGATATTTACACTCTTTATGTACGGCATGCTCTATCTGCTGATCCATACTCTCATTACCGATTACAGAGAAGGCGACCGCATAAAAGGTAGCAGCATTACCGTCACTTCAAAAGGTCACGAGTATATCATCTTTGAGACCACCAGAGGCACCTGCTGCATTCATTCAGCCTCCTGCCCCTGCCAAGTCAAAAAGCAAAAGAGCGCCACCGTTCCCAGCGATTCAATCGCTGGTCCTAAGAAAAATCATTTAAAGTAATAGCACTATGCACATATTTAAATTAAAAGAAGGTTCTAAGTCTTTCGAGTGGGTGAAGGACGTGATAGATAAGGAGCGAAAGCAAAACGCAGAGTATTGCGATCGCATCCGCAAGGCGATACCCTTCCAGTTAACCCGAGTCATTGCCTCTTATGTAAACTCCACCTTTTCCCGAAAGTTGGAAATCTACGAGTTTGTTGTTACTCCCGAGGAGTACGAAACATTGGATAAGGAAGTCTGGAACAGGACTTATAGTGATGATAATCAGTTCTGGGTAGCTCCTAACCTGTATAATGAAGAGGGTAGGGCTATAAAAGAAGTGATGTCTTCATATCCTCCAGTTACTACTCACGATGATATTCTGAAGAAGTTAGGGCTGCGTGCCCTCGTTGCCTGCAGACCTTTCCGTCCTACTAATCTTACCACCCATGAGGGTAAGTATTATTTCGTTCTTACCGATGATTTGGTTATCAAGGATAATGACAATAACGATGATTTGGAATTGATAACCGAGGAGGATGCCAAGCGCCTCACCGGTTTCAAGGATAAGCGGGTAGATTATAGCAAATAGCGCATGACAAACAAAGACTTTTTTGATGTGTATCGCGGGAAGCCAGCCCTTTATAAGGGAAAAGATATTGGCGCATACGTAGCAGGGTATGTCGGTGAGAAGTATATCATCTTAGGATTTCACGATTATACAGGCTGCATCCTGAGATTTACGGCAAGAGTCAATAAAACACTCGACGGAGTATACACCTCATACCGATTTGCTAAATTGAAGTATGTAGAGGTAGTGAATAAAAGTGCAGATAAAAAGTAAGTAATATGGCAGAGAAGAAAATATTAATCATTCATCTTACTGATGAGTGGTATCAGAAGATAGCTAGCGGAGAGAAGACAGAGGAGTATCGGGAATGCTCTTTATACTGGACGATTCGTTTATTTCGAAAGGATATACCGAATAGGCCAGCCTTGATAGCTGGTGTAGCCAAATATCATCGTGCTTCCGATAGAGGCCTTTTCGTGCAAGGTTATCTTACCGGAGGGCTCAAGCACACTTCGGACAGTCCGGAAGATAGAACTTACCGCAAGGAGGTATTAGAGCCTTTCACACACGTTCATTTCCTCCTCGGCTATCCGAAAGATAACCAACCGTATATTGAAAAGGAAATCGACGAGATAACGGTAGATAAGCCCAAAAAGGGCATGTGCTCCGATGCGTGGCTAAAAAAGAATATGTTCGTAATCAGATTCAAATAGCTTATGGCAAAGAAAGAAAAGAAATGTTGCGGTAACTGCTTTTGGTTCGACAACGAAGATGCCTACGGCCAAGGCTGGTGCATCGATTCGCAAGGCGAAACATCATGTGATTTGGTTTGTAATAATCATTTAAATAGATAAGCGTATGCCCGATGAAGTAGATCAGTTCTGCGGTAACTGTTTTTTGTACAGTGTCGACGATGACCATCGTGCCTCTGCATGGTGTGTTAAACATAATGACAAAACATCATGTTTTAATGTTTGTAATGATCATAAATTTTAATTAGTGTATAGAAACAAATGTTATATATTGGTTATCCTCAGAGTATTTATAAGTGTCCGGAGCCAATAGAGATGATGATTTCTACTCCTAAAGACTTCGGGCAGTATATACAGAATAAACGTAATAGGAGAAGAAAGAAATGACGTTAGAGTTATCGACGGAGGAAAAGATCATCGTAACCATGCTTTGGGTATTTGCGATATTCTTCCTGGTGTTGGTTTCCGGAATATTTGAAGGTGGGCATGAGCCTATAAAGCCGCCGAATATCCCGCCACCGCCGCCTCCATCTCGCCCTCATCCTCTGCTATTCCGTCGCAGATTAAGAGTAAGAACTAAAAAACGAAGAAGATATGTTGTACGAAGCAAAACAAGGAACAAAGACTTACGAATACATTAAGGGTATTGTCGAAGCTGAATTGCAAGAACGTGTAAACTACAAGAAGCGAATAGTGGAAGCTATCGGTTCTGATTTCGATAAAGATATACACGTTGAGGAAAATTGGTTTCTCACTCGCCGATTTAGAATCGAGAAGATACTGGTAACGCCAGAGCAACGGGCTAAATTAGATAAGAGAGCCTGGGTGAAAATTCTTACTCATCGTTTTTCGAGCGGCGTTTATCATTACTTGATTCCCAACCAAAAGACAGAGCAGGGTAGGGCTGTTCAGCAGGTGCTTGACTCGTATAACCCTGTAGCAGGTTTCAATGATATAAGAATAGGTTTGAACCTCACAGAGCCAGTGAATAGACCGATTCGGCCGTTTAGCCTCTATTTTTTCAGAAGCCGCGTCTTCTTCTATGTGGATGAGCCAAGCATGAGGTTTAGAGAGAAAGATGAAACTTTGAAAGAAATTTCCTGGCATCAGTTCCATCTTGATTTCTATGATGAATTAAATGAAATAAGATAAACAAATAAAAATATTAAAGATTATGGCATGTAATTGTATTAGCAGAGTTGAGAAAATGGTTAAGGAGAAGACCAACGAGAGTGGTTGTCTTGATACAAGTATCGGTATTCCATCGGGCATTGCGATGGTGAATGTTTATGGCTTATTCCATAAACAGAAGAAAGATGGCTCTTTCTGCGAAAAGTGGAACCAGGTAAATATCCTTCCCGAGTATTGCCCTTTCTGCGGCAAGAAGTATGTGGAAGATAAGAAAGAAGATGTTCAACAGAAAGAAAACGAGAAGTAGCGTATGATAAGATATTATGAAGACGAAGAGAATGCGGATCATTCCGTTATTCATCTGATGTTAAATACAGATTGTGATAATCATTGCATGTTATGCTGTAATGACCAGTATGATTTAAGTTCTGTTCCGGTTGTAACGGTAGAGGAACTTAACAACGCAAAAACCGTGTTGCTGACAGGTGGCGAACCTTTCAAAATTCCATACTTTGCAGATTTCGTGCAAAATCTGCGAGGTCAATATAAAAACATAGAAAACCTTTATGTTTATACTTCGGGATATTCTATGTACCACAACGTAGAACAATGGAACAAAAATAAGGTTTATACCGATATAGATGGCGTAAACATCTCACCTAAAGGAACCAATCGTGAGCGTTGGGCTATACAAGGCATGTTGGGAAAGAATGCACTGGATGTTTTCTTTTATATATTTGCCTCCATGAAAAGCTGCAGGCTTATCTTAATGGACCGTAAGGAGAAAAATGACGAGCTTCTTTCTACATTGAATCTCCAACAATTCATAGATCTTGGGGTTCGTTTCGATGTAGAGTATCGTGATTGGCAGAACGAGTTCCAGCCTAATGGAGGGGTGTGGAGAAGATTACCTATATTGTTAAATTAAAAAAATAGCGTATGGATTTGAAAGATATTAAGTTTAGGGCAAAGCGCAAGGATACGTTGGATTGGGTGTATGGCATCCCTGCTCCTGGCAATGCTTATCCTGGTGCATCCTGCATTCTGACATTTGAATCGCGTAAGGATTTACCTAAAAATGCGGTTTTCCTTGGGTGCGGCTTTATCCCGGTATTAAGTTATACCATTTGCCAATATACGGGGATGAAAGATATGTATGGTGCTGAGATTTGGGAGCATGATTTACTTAAAGACGAAAAAACGTCTGGTATATACGAGGTGGTTTACTTTAATGGTACATTCGTCTTTCTGAACGAAAGTGATATTTTTCAACCGGAAGGCTACCCCTGCTACAAGAAAGTGGACCATAATGTAATTCGTGATATGTTTGTTGTCGGGTCAGCCCTTGATGGAGATAGTAGCCGCGATATTCAGGAACATTGTTCTCGTCCTGCCTTCCGTGGTTTTATCGCAGTTCAAAAGTAATAATCAAAAAACAAAGAAAATGAAAGTATTGAGATTTTTGAAACGGGTGGGTATCGTTGTGATACCAATTCTTGCAGTGATTATGGTAACACTGGTCTTTTATGGTATATTGACGTTAGCTTCTAATACAGTTCATCTTGGCAAGCTATATCTAGAACTGTTCTTATCTGATAAGATGTTAGCTGCGTATTGGATTTTTGCGAGTATAGCCGTTTCCTTTATGATATACCCTAGTCTGATTAATTGGACGAAAGCGAAAATCCGTCAAATGGACGCAGAGGAATCCAAAGCTGATGAGCAGAAAGGCAACAAGAGTGAACATGTCAGTAATGTCAAAGTCTACTCTTTTGTCCAACTTTCATATCAGCTGCAAGATTGGTACAACGTTCGCAGATATTTAATGACTGAAAACCTGAAGACTGAAGTTTACGGCACCTTGCATCTTGATATACCAAAACAACATGCGAAGGAAAGTGATCCGTTCTGGAAAGATTGCGATGCCTTCATTTGGGCGGTCTTTGTAGATTATTGTGCAAGGAAGGCTGGTGTCGCTCGAAAAATGATGCGAGAAGCCGAGGTAGTGTGTGTTATGGAAAGATGTCTTACTGTCGGATTGCGTTGGGACGACCGCGAAAGCGAACCTTGGGTGTTAGACTGGTACAAGCGCAGTGGGTATAAGGAAAAAAGAGTGGAAGAGGATGGTCACGCTCATTTCCTTGTTAAAGACTTGAGCGATAAATATAACTTGCGTTCATCTTCTAAGCGATTTTTTCGATAATGCACAAAAGATTAGTTGATAGTTATTAAAACAAATAAAAATATTAAAGATTATGGCAGAAAAAACAAAGCAGCAGAATGCAGAGAATGAATCAGAAGAAGAGGAGCTTGGCAAGCAGATTTTGCAGCTCAACCTTTCCTATCACGAGATGAAGGATGACAAGTTTACCGTCAAGGTAACTTGCGAGAAGGATGGCAAGGAGTCTGACCTGAACATCCTCACCGATGATGATTCCATCGGTATGGTATATCAGGGAATGAAAATCGCCCTGGGTACCGTGGCCCGCTTCTACCTGATGAACCTTTTGAATAAAGGCACAATCACTCAGGAGGAGTATGATAAAATGGTGAGTAAATAATACATGTTTTTAGAAACAAAAAAATAGCGTATGTTATACGAAGCTAAACAAGGATCAAAAGCTTGCGAATACATTAAAGGTGTTCTCGAAGCTGAAGAAAAAGAGTATCAAGCTTACATGAAGAGAGTGGAAGAAGCTGTAGGCTTCGAGTTTGATAAGTGGCAAGGCTATCAGCCTAACCGCAGTCTGCTGCGTGAGTATTATATAACCGCTATCTGGGTACCGTCCGAGCGATACGAAACGCTGGATAAAAAGGTATGGAAGAAATGCGATGGCAAGAAACTGGAGGATGGCTATTATGTAGCTGTAGCGCCTAACAAGCGATACAAGCAGGGTAAGGCTATCGCCGCCGTACTTGCCTCTTATAAAGGAGTAACCAATCATTTCAAGATATTGAAGGAGTTGGGCATAGGGGGTTCTCAAGGTAACTCTATCTACATCACTCAGCTTCTCCGCTGCAAAGACCGTATTTTTGCCTTCTTCGATGATGGCATCCGAGCAGAGAAATGCAACTCCGATTTCACGGAAATCACGATTGGTGAATATGAGGATCTTATTAATAGTGATAAAGAAGGATAGCGTATGAAGATAAATATAAATCATGTAAAGGAGAAGATAGCAGGCTTTATCTTTGACCTTATCATAGAATCGGGCAGTAAGTCTAAATTCTTCCGTAAGTACACCAACCACCGCTTCCGTAAGCAGTACGAACGATTGAAGGATGATTCCTATTTTCATCAGTATAAACGCAACAACGCTTTAGAAAAAGCAAATAGTAAGCTGCATGAAAGGATCAGCGCTTTAAATTACAGACTTCACTCTATTTATGATGCGGTGAAAGTCGTAGCTACGGAGTACCCTAAGAACATCCCGTGTCCTCACGGAGAAAAAGATGAAGAAAACGATTGCCCTGTCAGAACAGATTCCACTGAATGCTGGTGCTGCCCAGGTTTCGTATGTAGAATACCTGAAAAAGGTACCATTATCTGTTGGAACGAGAACTTTGAACAGAGTGAGGATTTAGATAAAGAAAAGTAGCGTATGGAAACAGAAGAATATGTAAGCATCATCAAGAATATGCTAAAGTTTAGCAATATGGTGGAATGCGTTTTTCCCGACCAATACAAGTTTGTCTGTCATCTGCATAATATTCAGGAGCGTGAAGCGATGGATATGTACGGTGATCTGCGTAAGATAGCTTCCGGTCAGTATTGGAGTATCAAAGATAAGAAGGACGGGTATCTTAATTCCATGATAAAGATGGCGTTGGAAGCTAGCAAGATTCAAGTCTTCAACTCTCTCATCGAAGATACCGCAGCCAATTGTGAGGATAGAAAGCCAAATATCCTTGCATTCTTTAAAAGAGGCGATGAGCGTTTTTCGCAGGAGTTTAATTTGCAATGGCAGGTTGCATATCTTGATATAGCCGAAATGATAAAGAACGGCTATACGCTAACGGCTACCGCCCGCCAGGTAGATAATGTTGATGCCAAAGATTACGTAGGCGAGAATAATGGCAAGAAATCATATATTCCTATTTACGATGGCGATGTAATGCTTTGCTATGTAAGAAACCCGAAATGGTGGAGTTCTGATTGCAAGAACAGCGGTCTGTATCTCTGTAAAGATGGCGTTTACTATCGTCTCATTTATACCCCAGGTAAAGGTTATATCAGACACGGTGAGCCTGATACTGACGAAGCCTTCGAGTTGGATATTGAAGAGAATGCCTTTAGTAGCTACGTGATGACTCTCAGCCAGAAGTGGTATAAGCTGGGCAATATCCACGCTGGCATCGGATTCTTGATTGAAAAGCCAGAAGATAAAGAAGAATAGCGTATGACGAAGCAAGAATTGTTATCTAGCCCCGCCTTTCAAAATGCAAGGGATGATGCTATTATCTATCTCGCAGCGTGGTTCGATGGTGGTCCATGGATAAGATATGTTACAGCTCCTAAGAAGGAGGATCAAACTAGAGATTGTATTCGTTTCCGCTCATTCGAGCCATTGATTAGCAAAATACGTCTGTTGGCAAATCTTTCTTTTCGCCATTCCATGGGAGATAAAGTTTTAACCTTCCAGTACCCAAATGGCTGGCATAAAACGGGAGAATGCAGCGTTGATATTGACTCAGACGGAAATATCGTAATTAGAGAAAAAATAAAAGAAGAAGATTATGCAGAATAAAGAAGAAACTCCTGTAAAAGGAGCATTGATTTATCAGCCGCAGGGTGCGGCTGGTGAATATGCCAAGTGGGCAATCAATCTATACCATGGTTGCTCTAACGGCTGCACATATTGTTATAACCGCAGAGGGGTATTGAGCCATGTCTTCGGCGATAAGCCGGAACTGGCGGCACCTATCATCAGACAGCGAGATAAGCTGCTCAATGAATATCTGAAGAAAAACAATATGACTGCCCATGATGCTATTAAGAAAGGTGTTGTAGACCATGAAAGTCTTGTGGCTGCCCGTGATATTATCTCGAAGGATTTAGAGAAGATAGGAATAGATAAAATACGTCAGGATGGCGGCATCTTTTTCTCTTTCACTTGCGACCCATTCGATATAGAGGCAGATATGTTTATCCTGCAGCAGGTAGTTTTACATTTGCTATTTGATCGCATTCCAGTCACGATATTGACAAAAAACGTGCATTGGATGCAGACGGGCTTATGGAAGAGTACACTTCGAGACCTTACAACAGATTATAAGGATATAGCCCGCCACCTCACCATCGGTTTTACTATTACTGGTAAAGATAAGTTGGAGCCTGGTGCTCCTTCTACCGAGGAACGTATCGAATCTTTGCGTGAACTGCACGATAAATACATGGTTAAGAACTTCGTGTCTTTAGAGCCAATAACGAGTATTCATACCGCATCGGAAGTAATCAAGAAAACATACAAGATTACGGACGAGATACGTATTGGTGCTCAATCTCCTATCAAGAAAGATAGATATGATTCCAACGAGTTTGTCGGTTTTATTGTTGCGGTTAAAACCCTGGCACGCGGTCTTGATTGCCGTTTTATGGTAAAGGACAGCATGTATAAACAGGCAGAAACTTTTGAAGGTGCTTATCGAGATTTGTGTGTCAGAAATCTTGATGAAATAAAAAAGATTTATGAATCAAAACAAAAAGAAAATGATGAAAAGTAAATTGAAGTATTACGCCAAGGTTATCGGTGTTAACCTGTTGGCGATTTTGGTACCCATCCTTGCTGTTGTCCTTATTTATGCTCTCGGCAAGCTGAAGAATATTTATACCCATCCTTGCGTTCTATCGCAGGAGATATACGATTGCTGCCTGGAGGCAACCATCGTAGTGCTGGCTGGGTTCTCTGTAGGTCTTTTGCTTCTTGGCTGGGCAGATAGCTGGAGAAAGGCAAAGCTCTTTGTTCTTAAAAGCAGGAGAGAACGAGAAAAACGTGACCTGCTGCATATTAAGATGGAGGTAGAGCCTATCGAGGAGAGGACGGAGCAGAAGAATATTCATGCCTCTGCTGATTCCGTGTATGAGAATATTTCCGGATTGACGGTTAAGGAGATTTATCATCTTTATCAAGGTCGTGAAGTTCTGATTACGACAGACGTTCAGGCAAGAAAAGGAGGGAGATATTGCGGCCGTCTTGCTGGGTATGACAACGAAGGCTCTATCCTTTACATAGGTTTTCCTTCATGCTACGTAGGTCCTTACTCTTTGGATGATATAAACGCTATGCGTGATAGCAATCCCGAAGTCAGCTATGTAGAGCCAGGCTATAAAAACTACGATTGCTACATTCCTAGCCTTATCCGCATTTATAAATAAAAAATAGTTATGAAGAAGAATTATTTGTTTGATGTTGATGGCTTGCTGCAGGTGCTGCAAGCCATCAAGGAAGGGGAGCCAGTGGAGTATCGCCCATTGGAGGAACCTAATTGGCGAGATTTCAATCCAGAGGAATATGATATTGATACGGAAAACTGTAAGTATCGTGTCAAGCCTTGTGAATATAGTGAATACGTGGAAGATATTAATGTACCTCCTGCGCTTATGCAGGAAGGTGTGATTTATTTCCTGAAAAGCAAAGACCCTCGGAGTACTAAACAGAGTTTTGCTTGCGTAAAGGCTAACCTTTGGCATATAGATAAAAAGATATTGCTTCATTTCTTTTGGAGTGAAGACGGTGATTCAAAAAAGCTTTATGTTAGCGATCCGGATAGAAGAATTAGCCGTAGCGAGAAAACAGATAATTTCGCTAATGAAATTATTCCTGATATAAATCTTTGCGATCCTGATAAAGCCGAAATTTATGTAGCTTCCATATCACAAGTCAAGATGTTAGAGTCAAGACTTCGAGATGTGGGTTATGAATTAAAGGACGGACAAATGAAAAAGATAGATGGGAACAAAGAGTAAACAAGCACAGCTCCTTACTAAGGAGCAGGTATCAGAGCAGCTTCTTCAGCAGCATTTGCGCGGCTGGAAATCGAACCATAAGTTTATCGTAGAAAACCTTTATGTGTTCGACTGGGAGAGTGATATGCTCATCAAGACCCGAAGCGGATATTGGTATGAGGTGGAATGCAAAATATCCCTTGCTGATTTCAAGAACGATTTCACCCATAAGCGGCAGAAGCATGAATTGCTGAAGAATGGAGATGAGAAACGTCGCCGCCCGAATTTCTTTTATTATTGCGTACCATGGTACCTTAGTGCGAAAGTATATCCTCTCCTTCCTGATTATGCCGGGCTGATTGTACTTAAAGTGGATGGTAAACTGAATGAGATAAAACAGGCACACTGCCTGCATCTGCATAAGTATACCGATGAGGAACTGAAGCTATGCGATAAGTTTTATTATGCCTACCGCAACTGGAAAAAGTGTGTAGAGCGTAATCAGCCTACCGCAGAAATCAAGCGCCTGAAAGATGAGATTGATTTCCTCAAGGCAGAATATAAGGCAGTAGCCGGGTGCGATATTAAAGACGCATTTTAATGATTAAAAGATTTATAGATTATGGAAAAGATTGAATTTACAAAGGAACAGATAGAGAAGATAGCTGAAGGCATCAGCGTCATCTGCTTCCGTTCTAACTCGAAGGCAAAAAAGTTTTTGCTTATGGAATATCCGAAGGTTAAAGACGTGCTCAGTAACTCCTGTATCTGGGATGAGCCTGCATATAATGAGGAACACCCCAAGGAAGTAAAAAGTGTGCTGCCTAGTTTTGAGGCAGTGCATACTTTCGGATCGTCGGCTTTATTCAAACCCACTCTTGCTGAGATTATCCAGGCTTGCCCTATCAACCTTCTTGGAAACTTTAACGCTGTCACCATTCATTATAATGGTTTTATAGAGGACGCTTCCAAGCATAAGAGTATCGTGACTCCTTATGTGATTTGTGAGAAGAAGAAGCCATTCGTTCCTTGTTTCAGCGATGAAGAGGAGAAGAAGCTGCATCCTTCACAATTAAAGATAGGCGACCTTGTAGGCACTATCATTGACGAGTTCTGCCAGGTAAGCATTGATACTATCCAGCCTGATACCCGCAACCTTCAGACCTTATTTGAGGGTCCACTGAATGAAGTTCCCGAGAAGTACCTGGATAAACATTTCCGTCCGATAGAGATTATCAAGGACTACGAAGATGAGATACATTTAATCATTAACTAAGCTTTATCATGTTTGAGATATACGTTTTAATGAAGAAAAGGAAGTGCTGGAAACTCGCTATAGAGGTTCCCAATGCTTGGGGTGGAATGCCTCACCTCTGGATGTATCTGGAGAAGAAATACCTTCCGTCTTACGTACCGGTAGGAGCTGATGGGAAACCGCTGGAACTGGAAGGGGTGAAGGAAAAACAGGCAAAAGGTGAATATGTAAGCCGATGGATCTATTCTTCATCCAAAAAGGAAATCGAGGACCTACAGAAGGATTTCCGCTTGACTTATGAGGAAATGATGGTGTTCAGATCTACTTTTGATTTTGCAAAGGTTCTAGGCGAAGATATACCAGTTTATCTTGAATGCTTAAAGGTTGTCGCTGATGAGTGTGGAGGTATATATCCACAACAATACGAAAAACTGAGTGCCTTTATTAAGGCTCACAGCATAAATGATATAGAGGCAATCGCTTTCAATCAGACAAGCGTAAACTGTGCCTGTGATTTCTTGGGCAACAGATATAATGCGTCAGCAGATAACTTCTGGGATTGCATTTGCCCAAAGGAATTTTATAACAACCTCAGAAAAGATGCGATATTAAAGACGCATTTTAATGATTAAAAGATTTATAAAATATGAGTTTATACACAAAAGAAGAAAAGAAAAAATCCCTTTGGCATCCTATTACCGATGAGGATTTTGATATTGACTTCAGTAAACCATTTATCGTTTGTACGGACGATGGTTCTCTCTTTATCGTGGAAGATTTTCCAGATATGTTTGAATATCTGGACGAAGACCGATTCTACGATGTCAAGGCGAAAGCCTTGTCAGAAGAAGGTAAAGATGCGTTCCGGGAATTTTATTACGGATATATGTATATCGATGACGAGTTCTACAAGGCGATAGACTGGGCGAAGGGGCAATATCTTGAAGACGTGAAGGGTGAGCGAGAAAGACCGGAATTGTTTGTTATGGATGAAATCGGACCAAAGGTAATAGACCATTTCGATTTCTACCCGAATGGTGATCCGGCATACGAAGGAACTCCTAAACTATGTAGAGATTTTGCAGTAGATCATCCTGAACTACACAAAGTCGAGTATATCGTTAATCTGAACTGGGTTCCTGCAACATCCCTTAATACCCTGTTTGTGGCTCCAACCGATAAGCCTAAAACCGCTTATGTGGTAACATCGGGCGAGTATAGTGACTATCGTGTTGATGGCGTGTTCTCTGACAAAGAAAAAGCTGATTCGTTTGCTAAAAAAGCCGAGGATAGAACTATAGAGAAATATAATATTGATGATGAGGAGCAGCTTCGAAAGGAATACTGGTATGAAATTTCTATCAGAATAGATAACTCTTCAAAAGCAAAGAATGTTTCTGTCAATGATTTAAGTCAGTCGGGTCAGTTTTTCGATGCTGTAAGGTTTCTATCTGGAGATGGTCTAGGCAGTTGTTTTTACTTTTACCTGAAAGCTATCGATCGTGATAAGGCAAAAGCTATAGCTTTGGAGCGTTTTCATGCTCTATTGGCAGTAGAGTCTTCTCATTTTCCTATGTTAAGATGGACGCGTGACATAAGTCCTCATTATGGTCCTGGTGATTTGCAAGAAGGTCTCGTATTCGGTTATTTCGATTATAAGGCTTATTTTTATTCTGATTATAGAAAGGAGAAAATACAAGACCTGTTTATGAAGATTAAAGATTCTTTGCCTATTCCATTAACCGAAGAGGATAAAATCGACTGGCAGAATCTTACAGAGGATGCTTGCCTGCAGCTTATGAATAATCATGGTCTGAAGATAGAACCAAGAAAGGATTTACCTTTAGCGTTTATTTGATTAGCAAGTGACTTTAAGGATTTATAAAAAAGAATATATTATGATACAGATTCAAGATTGGTTGTCATCCCAAAAGATTGTTGTCGTAGATGAAATCAATCACGGCACCGTACAGGTGGAGGTACCGAAGCCTGGACCTTATAAAGACGAGTATTATCAGTATGCCGATTGCGCTATCTATAACCTTTGGGTAGATGAGAAGTACCGCAAGCAGGGAACGGCTCGCCTCCTGATGGAGACCGCAGAGCGGGAAGCTAAGAAACTGGGCTGCAAGTCGGCACAGCTGGAATGGGATGATAAAGGCAGTAAGCTTTTCGTTCTCGAATGGTATAAACGCCTTGGCTATCGTGTAATGGCAAGGAATGAAAATGCCCGTCTGCTGCTGGTGAAGGAACTTTGAAAGGTAAAAAGGTAAAAAGGTAAAAGGGTAAAAAGGTAAAAAGAGCCTTAACCGCTTTGCGCCTCCGTTCCCGGCGATTCTATCGCTGGTCCTTACCCCGCTAGGCTTTTTTACCTTTTTACTCTTTTACCTTTCTTGTCCCGCCCATCAAAAAATAAAGTATTACCTTTGCAAACAGAAAAAAGAAAGATTATAGCGTATGAATAAAATAGGGGAGCAGATGATGCTGCAACAGCTCAAGTCTGTCTATTGGCTGATGATGGATTCTTCCGGTAAGATGGACTTCGCAAATAAAACGCTATGGGATGAGATTACCGATCTCGACCAGGATAGTGGCGATTACCAGGAAGTGGTGGTGGAAATCTATTTCACCGATGGCAGGTTTATCAAACTTCATAACCGCAGTTTTGAATCGCTCATTAATAATTCCTATTCCGGTGATGCCATTTTGCTGCTGCCAATGAATGATGATAAACTTCTCCAGGCAGTAGCAGAACAGGGCGTATGTATTCGTGATGTTTACCGTCCGATAGTTAGTATTACGTATGATGATCCGGAAACGGGAAGAACGGCAACCGATTTTCCTATATCCTCCGTGGTCCGCATAGCCTGTTACCGTAAAAAGGTAAAGTGGAGCGAGAGATGGAGAACACTGAGTCCGGAAAAGGGAAAGTTGCATGAACTTATGTTCCGTAACTTTCGCGAAAAATATCTCAGAGATCATCCTGAGATTAAAGAATAGATTCTTCTAATGTTTTGTCAGATATATTTTATAAGTTAAACGATTATTTTTTACTTATCGAAAATCGCTTAGTTCCCTTCGTTGTGAAACGCGGGGTTCTAATTTCTTCATTAATTCTAATGTGTGTGTAAAGAATAGATTCTTCTAGTGTTTTATCAAAATATGCTTAACGTAATAGTTATGATTATTTTATTTTTATAGAGTTGTTAGTTTTTGATCTTGTTGAAGTTCCTTCGTTGTGAAACGCGGGGACTTTATTTTCTTTATTAATTAGTTCTCATGAATTAAAAGTCAAAATTGTTTTAAGGTAAAGTTTTGTTAATATCAAGAGGGGCGGCTGTCGTGATGACACCCGCCCCTCATTTCGTTTAATGTTAAGTGTTGAATGTTGAATTACCTCTCGGAGTAAAGCCTCCGTTCCTAGCGATTCCATCGCTGGTTTATCTCAATGGCGTATGCCTAATTCAACATTCAACATTCAGCATTCAACATTTAGTTAAACGTTCCTTCCGTCCGGCAGTACGAACCAGCCGATATTTCCTCGCCAGAACTTGCAGCCTAAGTATAGCGAGTCGAAGGCATCGGTGAAGTCAGTACGCTGCTGCAACGGCAGGTTGTCTTCCGTTTCCGGCTTCTTCTCCTGGCTCTTATCCTTTCGGAATCCCTGATAACCGATGCTTACCTCACAAAGTTGCAGGGCAATAATCAGGTCGGGGTTGTTAGGCTGATTGATACGAATAGCAGGATATTCTATGCCGGCAAGACCATTATTGATGATACGGTGCTTCACCTCATGCTTTTCCGGCACACCCATATCTATTGCCGTAACATTCCAGCCATTGCGCTCCAACTCCTTAATCACTGCCTGGTAGAATCGCTCATCGGTCAAGGCATACGATGCACCTTGCTTTGCGGTAGCATCATAGTAGTAAACCACATCTCTGTTCACGGCTCTCTTCGGAGCATAGTAATGCGAGAAATCATCTACCAACTCTCTCAGCTTGCGCTCGTTCTTCACGTAGAAACTCTTGATAACATTCACTGCCTCTACTCCGTCACGCTGATATACCTGACCTACCACCAGGGTATTGATATTGGCGTTATAGTCAAATGCGAGATAAAGAGGAAGGTCGTTTATGCAGTCGCTATCCATACGGCAGTCGTTTCTCTCGGACAGCTCTTTTAAGTCCGGCTGATAACTTTCTGATGTAATCTTCTTGCCGCCGATGATGCCCGTAGCCTTTTTTGTTTCCCACTTCGCCACTGAGAGCGGATCTATCTCGTTGTCGGGGATATAACCGTGTACCCTATCTATATCCAGGTTAGAGTAAAAACCGTCATTTGATTTCTTGATTTTGATGTTCAATATTGAAACGGCGAAGGTATAGGCAGGGAGATCTCGCTTTAACTGCCTGATGTAATCCTCACCGAGAATGTCCACATTCTCGAGAGTAGATGCCCTGCGTACTACGAAAGCTGAACGCCTCAATTCTCTCAGATATTTATCTTGGAATTTTTTAGAACGTAAAAACATTTGCATCTCGAAATCCTCTTCTGGTGTAATCAGATATTCGTAATCATAGATGAGTTCGGCATCTTCTGCAGTAACCAGTTTGTAGTTTACCGCCATATCTACCATGTTTTTGGTAAGATGATTTCCGTGTTTAGGTAGAATACGAAACATGCCCTCATGCTTCAGCATTTTCAATGCTATTGCACGAATCATCGTTCTTACTTCCGCAGGAACCACATGGGGTGTGTGTCTTGATTTTTGGGCATTATAGAGCAGGTCATTGTAAAAGATAACTTTATTAGCATATTCTTCCAACTGCTCCTGCACCCATCGGTAGGTTTTACCTTTAAAAATTCCGTTCTCTATCACTAGGTCTAACTTCTCATCTTCTCTTTCCAGCCAACTGCCTTTTGCGGTCAGAGCAGCATCGGAAACGAAAAGCCTACCTCTATAGTAAGGGTTATATTCAGAAAACTCTATATTGCCTAATGGATGAGTCTGTCCTGATAGAGAAGGCATAAACTCCTCGTCGATTTTCTTTTTGTTTGCAAATCTACCTTCATCCAAAATGGCGTGTGAAAACGTATAAGAGTTTGCTGATGCAGTTTGTGCAAGGGATATGGAAGCCCATTGTGCGCCGTTGGCGAACCATATAATATTATCATAATTTTTTGGCTTAAAAATGGCAGGGCGGGCATGTTTCGGTGGCCTTCCCCATCCCATGTGAATACCTATTGTGAAGCCAAACATTCGTTCCATGGCTGCCATGGTACCAGGAATAGTTTTAGAAAATGCTTGCTGTCTTGAAATAGCAAGCCAAGCTCCCAACATGCCGGGCATAGAGTTTGATACCGCCCATACGCGTGGCGCTACCAATCCGTCTGTTTTACCGGTACGTCGTCCAGCTATGACGATTTCGTCTTTTGCCCCCATATAAAAGAGTTCCTGCTGGAATCTGTTTAAATATATCTGATGTGGTTGCTGCATAAAAATGAAAATGTTATCCTGAATGTATGTTTTTTAGCCGCATCCTTGCGTCCGTTAGGCGTTCCTGCGGATTTAAAATCCGTAGATATGTCAGTTTTTTACAATCTTAGAGCAATTTTGCTGGCTGGCAATCATCGATTAACTTGCGTGTTTCTTTGGCACACTCAGCCACGCATCTCTCGACTGCCTCGGTGATGTCTTGAATTTGATCTTCACGCATATTGCCGTATTTGTCGCAAGTGTCGTTTATTATTTTGTAGAGAACCTGATTTTGTAAAGTCTCCATATAATCTACGTACTCCTTGCAAGTACTGCGCCGAGGTGTTTGCACCCATTTTAGAAAGTCCTGTTTCCAGTCTTTCCATGTTTTGATTTTTATTACTATCATTGTTGCTTACATTTTAAATTGTCGTTTCAAAAACGGGTTGCTCTTTATGAGTTCTATCATTTCTTCTTCTGAGTGTACTCCTTCCCAGAAGAGTTCGGTATGATCTTCAACTCTATCTTCATCTACAGAGAAAGGTACACCGTAGTTGGTGTAGGCTTCGCCATGGTGTTGAATCAGGTGGCGACCTGGATTTTTCCGGATGTTTTCTATCCAGACTTTATTATCACACTCGCACCATTTATTATACTCTTCTCTTGTCAGTGTCATATCAATACCGATAGGGTAGTGTCCGGAGCATCCATTGGTTCCGAAATAAATAATCTTTGCCATAATTTCGCAGATTTAAAATAGACTAGGCTGCATCATTTCTAATTTGATGCGCTTACAAGCCTTGTCGTAATATTCCTTGTTTAATTCAAATCCGATGAAGTTTCTCTTTTCTCTGATGCAGGCGATTGCGGTAGTGCCGCTGCCCATGCAATTATCGAGAACGCACCCCCCCACATTGGTATAAGTACATATAAGATACTGGATAAGGGCGACTGGCTTTTGCGTAGGGTGGAAGGTATCGGCAGAATGCTCTTTGTCGAAGCAGATAATGCTCTTTGGGAATTTTTCATCTGATACGATAGTAGGCACTTCTTTATGGTCGCCATAACAACCTCGCTTCAAACTATGCGAGCCATCGCCCCTTCGATGATTACGCTGATGTGGCGCACATTTTATCATTTGAGGATTGTAGACAGGTTGTTTTCGATAAAATACTGCAATATCCTCATGCGAGCGCAGAGGCATCTTGTTGGCATTCAAAAAACCTGTTACCCGTTGTTTGCTCCAAATAAGATTATATTTCCAGAGTTTCGGCTGCGACATCATAAGCTGTGCGGTAAACATGCCCTGGCAGAAAAGAATAATGGCCGCATTGGGTTTGGCTATGCGCAGATATTCCTTCCATAATGGCTCAAGCGGGATAATACTATCCCAGCCACCGCCTTCACTCTTTTTATTGAGAACACCATAAGGCAAATCGCAGATAATGCAATCCACGCTTGCGTCCGGAATTTTTTTCATTCCTACCAGGCAATCCTCATTATAAATCTTATTTAATTCCATCCTTTATAACTCTATCTTTATCAATTAAACCATTTTAGAATAGTTTCTCCTTTATATCCTTTTTCCCAGATAAACCAGGCATAGGCAGCGGCACTGCTCCCGAAAGCCTTTAAGTTGCCGTTCATGGCGCATTTTAATCGTGAACTACTTACCCATACCCTGCAAGGTGGCTGCGTTTTAAACAGATGTCTTCTTCCTTTCCCTTCAAGAAAAGTAAGTTTCAGGAACATCGCAACCTTTCTTCCTTCCGGAATAATCTGCAAAGCCTTTTCTACGAAATCTAAGGCATATCGGTAGGGTGGGTTGGTAACAATATCTCCGTTCCATTCTAAGTTGTCGATGGAAAGAAAATCTGCAACCTCGCCATAACCTCTATCTATCAAATCACGGCTGACTACATCGTAGCCATGCGCCTTCAATACCTCGCTAATATGCCCTTCGCCACAAGAAGGTTCCAAAATTACCCCCCCCCGTAAACTGCTCTATCTTACAAAGCCATTCGGTAGCTGCGGGTTCTGTGGCATAGTAGTCTTCACGCTGTCGCTCGCCGTTTTTATGGTTGCTTGCGCCTAACGTTTTAAATACGGCAGCATTGCCGCCTACCCAGTCTTTTGCCATAAAGTCTATAAACTATTAATTCTTAACTCTTAATTTTCCCACATGCCATTTCTGGCACGTCTTGCACTGGTACGCCACATACCCTTGCGCCTTCAGCTCCGGTCTTTGGTTCAGAAACTCCCAGGCAGCATCCTCTGTTTCGTATGCCACCTTCGCCTTCCAGGTATGTTGCTTTCGGGTGTAATGCTCAGGGTCTGGTGTAAAGGGAGGAACCTTATTGTGATAATGATGATCACCTTTGCGCTTACTCATCATCGCCTCCTTCCTTTTCGGCATCACCTTCCTCTTCCGGAATATCCATTTCGGCTTCCTTCTTCTCAGCATGATCATCCAGCACCTCTTCCATATACTCTATATAGTCAGGTACCTTTTCATTATGCTCCTGCAGACTTTCCTCCTCGGCAATATCCTGCATATCCTTTGCCGTAAGACCATACTTGCGAGCCATTTTTTTCTTGTACTCGTCAGTATAGTTCACCCTGTCACGCTTCACGATGCTCACATCTTGCGTAATGGCAATGCGGCTCATATCCGGCATTTCATCGGTAGCATCCTTCTCTTCGAGGAAGTTGCCATAAACGGTAGCCAATGCCTGCATACCCTTATCCACCGCACGGTCGTTGTTCTGTTGCTTGCCTGTGCGGATAAGCCACTCAGCAGAATTGAGATACATCGCCTTGTGACGCGGGCTTTCATCGGTCATAAAAAAGCGAATAATGTGGTTGCAGACCGCCACATCGTTTGTCAGCTCGGTAATGGTACGGGGTTTGATATTTCCTTCGTCGTCAATATCAATATGCAGCGCCATCACCATTTCCTGCGCCTCCCTGTTGCCCTGTCCTGCCTGTTTCATAAACAGCGCGTAGTCGCGCCTTGCTATGTTGCGGCAGGTAGTTTTGGGGTCTATATCGTTGTTTTGTACCCAGCGCTTGTAGAACTCGTAGCAGAGCTGCATCCTATACTTCTGTTCCAGTTTTGGAAACATCGTGTCGATACTCAGTCCATTTGATAGCCATTTGTCTATACGTTGCAGGGTATTCTGCGTAAGTTGACTCATCTCTTATTAATGTTTAATGTTTAATGTTAACCTGGTGGGGCATCGAAAACCGAAATTCGTGCTATTCGTGTCATTCGTGTTCAAACTCCCCGAACCCCCGAAACGCTATATGGTAAGGTCGATACCAAACTGACATTCCAGAAACTTCTTGTAATCGGGCTTACCGAATAGTGTGCCGTTTGCCTTTTCCCAATCTTTATTGTTGGCATAGAACACATCACGCGTAAACCATTCGTAAACGTTATCATATCTGCTTACTGCTGACGAGTCAGGATGCGTATCTAAGAATTTCTGTCCCGCCCTCAGATAAGCCTTGGCTATGCGGGGATGCTTCTGAAACTCGATAAGGCGCTTGCGTCTTGAAGCCAGGGGGCAGCACATGCAGCCGAGTCTTCGGGTAACGTTGATTTGCCCCCCCCGTATCATAGTATACTGGTGCCAACTTCAATCCTCTATCAAGAATGAAATCCCTCACATCTTCGTTGGTCCATTCCAAGATAGGATAAATCTGTTCTACATGATTTTCCTTTTTCTTAGAACCATAGTACCGGCATTCGGTAGGTTCGTTATATCTTTCCTTTCTCGCTCTGCTTTCTTCTTTGCGCACACCGATAACAGTTTTATCGAGGATTTTATATTCCTTCAGAACTTCACAGCAGAAACGGCTAAAGCGATTAGGAAACCCTTTCTTTGCAATAAGCTGAAAGAAATTTTCTTTAGGTCTGATAATCTCCACACCCATCTCCTTCACGTGGGCGATAGTGCCCGGTGGGTCGATGGTGGTATTCTTGTATATCGCCCTGTATCTGATACCAGCTTCCTTGGCAAGCTGCAGGATTACATCACTATCCTTGCCGCCCGAATAAGCCAGTTCTATCTCTCCATCGTAACTTTTCTGTACGCTTTGCAGGAGGCGAATAGACTGATCTATCTTTTTCTGTAATTGCTCGTTTATCATTTTGCGCCTTTTTAATTTCTTTATCTGCCCACAAAATTACGAAATCACCCCTAAATGGTTGGGACAACCCCCGAACCCCCTAGCTTGAAATAGCATCCCTCTCGCCCCCGTTCCCTGCGATTCCATCGCAGGTCCCACAGCTCTCTTTGTCCCCATCCCTCAATAAAAAACCGATACCTTTGTATCGTATTAAAGACAACATAGGATAACATTAAAAAGAAAAAAGAAATGCAAAGTTTAATTCCGACCCTTACCAGGTTTCTTGCAGCCATCATTGGCTTGGTGTGGTGTACCCTGGAACCATCTCTTAACTACATCGCCGTATGCTTCTTCGCCCTTATCTGCGATTGCTATACGGCGTGGCGGTGCAACTGCCGCATCTATTCCCGCTATCGTGAGGCTATCAAGAAAGACCCTCGATGCAAAATCGACGGAAAACTGAAATCTAAGAAAATGGCAAAGATGGTGAAAGATTTCTCCGTCCTCATCCTTGCGATATTCTTGGCCACGATGGTAGATACCGTCATACTCGATTTCCAGAACCCTCTCCATCTCGCTAATTATCTTGCTGCCATTTATTGTGGTGTGCAGCTCGTGAGCATTCTCGAAAACGAGAGTACCTGCAATGGTGCACCCTGGGCAAGAGTGATGCAGAAGATTGTAGCCGATAAAACCGAAAGACACTTCAACGTGAAGCTGAAAGACTTGATGAAGGAAGAAGAAGAGGGCAACAAGGAAGAGGCTACTCCGGAAGAGGATAAGAAGAAAGAAGATGATAATGACGACTGGATTCCGCAGAAACCTGCAGACCCAGTAATGGGCATGTAATGTGCCAATATCTCTTAATTTCTGTACGCTATCAGTTAATAATGTGTTAAAATCTCTTTGAATTATGACAATATCAAATGTTTTGGAACACTGGGCAACCATCTACAAGCCCTTGTCTCATAACCCGACAAGCAAGAAGCTGGAGGATCAGAGTTTCTTCCGCATCCGTGATATTGACGAGGAAAATATCTTTTCCCGTAACGCCAATATCATTCACTCTCCCTGTATGCTCTATCGTGTAGTTAACTCCGGAGAGCTAAAATCGGATAAGCAAGCCCTGATTACCTATCAGGTTTGCTTCCTTACCCGACTGAAAGATTCCTCTGCTACATTGGGCAGATATGATGGCAGCAAATTGCAGGCTGCATCGGATGATCTGATGGAGTATTGCGAAGACCTTGCCTCCTATCTCACTCAGCTTCGCCGCACAGGTATTTGTCCTATCACTGGCAGAAACTTCAAGACGGAAGAACCTAAATTGGGCATAGAGTTATCATCCGTCGATATAGAGAGTTTCGCCTATGGTGTAAACCCTCTTTTTCATGGTCCGAGCTGGCTTCTTGCTGATTGTTATTGGCAGACTATCCGTCCGCTATATAACTTCCAATGCGGGAAGGAGCAGAAATATATCATTCCGGCATCAACTAAATAGAAAGGAAACGGCTTATGGGAATCAAGACTAAACCCATCCAATCGCCTTTTGCACCTTTAAAAGATGTAGCAGGAATCTATCTCAAGCAGGCTTTGCTCGATATTCAGTTGAACTTTCAGAAGCAGCGCATCTACCCTACAGAGGTATATCGTGGCTACGAGAAGGTAAACCAATACCGGAGAAAGCACCACATGTGGTGGTCAAGAGGCGATGGCGCAAAATCCTTCGAGGGTACAGTATATCAGGCTAATGAGGAGACGGGTGAACTCACCGTAGGTATTCGCTACAACGACTATCTGAAGTTTGTGGATATAGGTGTAGGTTTGACCGGAAATCCTCACGACCCAGAGGCTCATATCACGGCTGACAAGGTGGACCGAGCAAGGAAGGCGAAGTACAATACCCGATATATCAGAAAGTGGGATAGACGGGAAGGCAAATCTCATCGTCCGGCTATCATGCGAACCATCCGCAGACTGAAAACGAGATACGAGAACCATCTTGCCGATTACTACGGCTGGCAGGCTATCATGCAGATAGCAAAGGCGCTGGAGGATGATGGAACCGTAAGAGAATAACATTTTAAAAGAAAAAAATATGGCAGGTAAAATAGAATCCATCATTACGATGGACGGCAAGCAGCCTATCAAGGTGCTGCAACTCCTCCTCGATAAGGCGAAGGAGCTTTCTGAGCAGATGAAGCAGATGAAGCCTGGCACAGAGGAATACAAGGAGGCAGAGGCGAAAGTAAAAGCCCTGCAGTCTGCCCAGGTTCAGACCATCAAGACTACGGAGCGACTGGAAGCTGTGGTTAACGACCTCGGTAATACTTCGCTCCGTAACCTTCGCCGTGCCTTGGGTGAAGGCAAGCGCAAGCTGGAAGGTCTTTCTGAGGCTGAGGAGGAAGAGGCAAAGCATATCCGCTCGCTGATGAAGGAAGTAGGCGACGAGGTGCGATTGCTCGAAGGTAAGTATGTGAAGGTTGCGAAAGGTTTGGCCGATATTGGGAATCAGTCTGACCAATGGCTGAGTAAGGCTCTTACTCAGCAGAGAGAACTTGTTTCTTCTTTAAAGAAAACTTCCTCTGGCTATCAGTTTAATCTTGATATGTTAAAGCAGCTGGAGGCAGAAGAGGATAGACGTAAAGGCAAGATGAGCGTTTCGGAGGCTACCAGTGTCGTTAGCAGAAAGCACGCCTCGGCATCTGATTTGCGCAGAGCAAAGACAACCCTCACGGAAGCTAGGGATAATACTGATTTATCTGATGAGAATAAGATTAATTCTTATAACAAAAGCCTTGCTACCATCGAGAAACGCCTGGAGGCGGTTTCCGGTAAGGCTCAGAAGGCTTCTATAGATTCGTTACAACTCATCAAGATTTTGAGTAACCCTAACGGGCATCCTGCAGAAGATATTAAGGCGGCAATGGATGTTATTCAAAAGCAGATTCAGAAGTTGCCGGTGGGTTCGCAAGAGGTAGCAAAGCTCCGTCAGCAGTATGCTATGTTGGAGAAAGCCCTGAAAGGTACCTATCTTTCGCATAGTCAGCTTAATGATATTATCGAGAGAGGACGAAAGGGAAAGGCTTCTATCAATGAGTTGAAACAGGCCTACAATCAGCTTTCCGAAGAGTTGAATCAGTTAAATACCAAAAGCAAGGAGTTTAACGAGAAGCAGAAAGAGCTGAAGGATTTAAGGAAGAATATCGAAAACGCTACTGGAGCTATAAGCAAACAAAGCAATTCCTGGCAGACGGCAGTAAAGAATCTTACGGCATACGTGGGTTTATTCGGAGTATTCAATGCTATCAAAGATACAGTTACTTCTGCTATCAAGAAGAACTTTGAATACTCTTCTTCTTTGACGGATATTCGTAAGGTGTCCGGACTCACGATGCAGGATGTTAATAAGTTGTCTGAGGAATTGGCTAAGATTGATACTCGTACTTCTGTTGATGGCTTGGCTCAACTTGCCTATCAGGGTGCAAAACTCGGTATGGGTAAGTATGGCGTGGAAGGTATGAAGCAGTTCGTAGCTGCTGCCGACCAAATCAATGTAGCCATTGGTGAGGAGATGGGCGAGGAAGCGCTGCCAGCTCTGTCTAAGATGGTGGAAACGATGGGTCTTATTCCGAAGATGGGTATCGAAAAAGCGATGCTTGCTACGGGTTCGGCTATGTTCAAACTGTCTTCTACCTCTACCTCTACATCTACCAATATCGTAGAGTTTGCCAAGCGATTAACCGGTGTGAGCCGTACTGCTGGTATCACTACCGACCAGTTGTTGGCTCTCGGTTCTGCATCTGATTCTCTCTTCCTGATGCCGGAGGTGAGTGCCACGGCGATGTCTAAGTTCATCGTAGCCTTGCAGAAGAACCATAACCTTATCGAGAAGGATTTGGGCATTCCGGATGGTACCATCAAAAGAATGTACGCAGCAGGCAATGCAATGGATGCCATTGTGATGGTACTTGAAAAGATGCGAGATAAGGGTAATATGAATGCCCTTGGCGGCATCTTCAAAGACCTTGGTTCTGATGGTCAGCGACTCGTTACCGCCATGGTAACTATGTCTAAGAACGTAGATGTGCTGAAGGATCATCTCTACGAGTCTAAGGAGGCATTCGAGGAGGCAACTGCTGTAACCAGCGAGTACACGATGCAGCAGCAGTCTGCCGCAGGTATATTGGATAGAGCCAATAATCTTTGGGAGAAGGCTTTTATCAATCCAGATGGTGTGGAAAGTGTAAAGTCTATGGCGCAGGCTTGGTACGACATGTCGCAAATGATTTTGCAAAGCCCGATATTCAAGAATACACTTCAGGCAGCCATGTGGAGTGTGATTACTGCTTGCAAGGTATTTGTAACTCTCCTTCCTCTCATCGCCAATTATGTTGCTGCTCTGGGTATCTATAAAGCCGTTTCGTTTCTTTGGGAATTAGGTAAGGCAATAAAAGCTGCGGCAGCTGCGCAAACATTATTCAATTCGGCAGCAAAGGTAAATCCTTATGTAGCTATCGCAAGTGCGATTCTCACCGCCGTAGGAGTGGTATGGTCTTTTGTGGAAGCAGATAAAGAGGCTGCTGCTGCGCAAGCAGAGGCAGCACGCAAGGCTAATGCCTGGAAAGATAAGTTGAAAGAAGCGCAATCTCAAACTGATACGCTTACCCGAAAACTCCATTCTTATAAAACTACACTCGAAGCTCTGAATGTATCGCAGAATGCCAGAAATACGCAGATAGCCCGATTCAATCGTGATTTCCGCCAGTATATCTCTAAGTTGGGTATCGAGATTAAGAGCGTGAGCGATTTGAAGAAGCATTACTCGGAGTTAGCACAGGAAATTCAGCGTGCTACCTATTATCGCCTTCGTGAGGAAGCCAAGCAGAGCGTAATGCCTTCCTATCAGATGGATCGTCTGAATGCGGCTAACCGTATCAAGAAGGAACTTGATAAACTCGGCTTGTTTGCAGGCGGTTTCACCCAGAAGAACGTAATGGATATGTTCAATAAGGGTGCAGGTGCAGGTTGGATATGGCAGAAGATTATCGAGGCGAACGTAAAAGATGCCAAGCAGGGTAGTTTCCGTTTCAATATGAAAACCGGAAACTATACTTATACTGATAATAGCGGTAAAACCGTCAAGGGCAATCCTACAGGCTATAAAGGTCTGTTGTCTTCACTTGTTCATTTCCAAAACGCAACCAAGCGTGAAACAAGTAAGGATAAGGAGATTAATGATTACTTCAATCAGGTAGTTAATCTTGATGGCTATACTCCTTGGGTAGAAGATGAGCCTGGTACACTTGAAAACGAAGCACCCGATAAGGATGCTATCGCTGCTGCGAAGCGGGAGGCACGCGAACATAAACAGGCATTGCGTGACCAGCAGCGTTCCTGGCGTGATGAACTGAAGCAGAAGCAGGACGAGGCGAGCGCCATTATGGATAACGTTCGCAACTTCTATGAGCGTCAGATTAATGAAAAGCTATCCCAGGCAGTAAGCCTCGGAAGGGATGAGACAGAGCAGAAGTTCTATATAGAACCGATAAAGAGACGTATGAATGAAGCTCTCGCTCAGGTACGCCTTGCTATCGCGGGTCAGGCTAACACCTGGGAGGAGTTCAAGAAGACGATGGATAATGATCTTGTTGAGAAGACCGATGAGACTGGAGTGAATCTTTCTCAAAATCTCCTCACTTCCATCCAAAAGAATAACGTCGATGCACTTCGTGAGAAGATGGCTCAGTTGGGTAACAGTCTGAACCGACCGATGAACTCCATCACGTCTGAAATCTTTGCCAAGGCTACCAAGAATCAGCAGAATAATATAACGCTGGAGGCTCAACAGGCAGAAGCTCGGCGAAAGATAGCCCGAGAGCACAACTATACTGGAGCCGTGCAGCAGAGCATGTACGATGATTTCAATCAGATGGGTTTCGCCAACCCGACCGATTTTGAGTTAGCGGATGAGGAACGCGCAGAAAAACGCAAGGAGCATATCATCGCCATGTACGAGCAGGCAAGAAAGCAAATTGCCAACCTTTATACAGTTGATGTCAGCGGTAAAGAGGGTAGGGGATTGTTGATGCAGATGCTCTTTGGTGATGATCCTTATGCACTGGGTGCCCGTATTCAGAGCGTGCTGGGCGATAATGCGGAAGACTGGCGTGTGTTCTACAACAAGCTCATTCAGTATTCCGATGAATATACCGAGGCGCAGAAAAAGACCTACGACCAGGCAAAGAAGATTGCCGAGCAGATGTGGAAGGTCAATCAGCGTAATCTTGCCAACCAGGAAACTCTTCGCAAGATGCAGCAGGAAAGCGCCCTCTTCGGAAAGCGAACCAATATGTGGTCTAACCTCGGTCTCGGCGACCTTACCGCCGACCCAGAGGTGGAGCTGCTGAAGATGAAAATGCAGATGGCAGAAGATTATTATGCTTTCGTTTTCAAAAATTCACGCAACAAGCAGCTCCTCGATGAAGCTGACAAGGCTCGTCAGGAGGCAGAACTTGCCTATGTCAACCAAATGGCAACGGCGATGAAGAACCGCCTCTCTCAGATGCAGCAGCTTGTGCAGCCTATCGAAACCTTCGGTGCAGAGGTAGGCAAGGCATTTGCCGAAATGCGCAACGATGTAAGTAGTGCACAGGAAGCTATCAAGAATGCCCTGAAGTCTATGCTCGAATCGTGGGCTAATATGGCACTCAACGATGTGAATACGCAGATGTGGAAGGCTATCAACGATGCAGGTGCCAAACGAGCCAAGAAGAAAGCACAGCCTGGTATCGATGCAGCAAGAGCCAATGCCAATGCCGTGAAGGAAGATTTCTCTAATCTCGGTACAAAGGTGAATCCGATGTATGTGCGACTGGTAGATGAGGGTGCAGCTTATCTTACCCAGCAGCCGCAGTCTAACTTCGAGAATCTGCCTCCTCAGCAGCCGGCTCTCGGTTGGAATCCTGATGGTTCGCCTATCACCCCTAACAGTTCGGCGATTGTGCCTCCATACGCGCCCCCTGCAACCCCCGAGCAGGCGAATAAGCAAGAGCAGGGCAATGGTGCTCCTCATGCGTGGGCACACCGCAACAGAGATAATGCCGATGCGTTCTATAATGATGCAGCCACACAGACGGGTGCTGCAGCAGCCGATGCTATCGCTGGTGGCGGTTCCTTCAGTGATGCCGCAGCCGGCATCACTGGTTCCTTCATCGGTGGTGTGATGAATACCGAGTTCAAGAAGGGCGGCAAATCCAAGGAAGACAAGGAGAAAGCCGAGCAGCTGAAGAAGGAGAAGAAACACCAGAAGGAACTGAGTAAGGAGGTAAAAAAGGGCAATAAGGATCGTGAGAAGGTGACTACCCAGGGTGTTCAGAACATCACGGATGTAACTGCTGCCGGAAACAAGGAGCAGAGTGAGGGCACTAAGGTGGCTTTGAACGCGGGTATGGCTATGACGGAAACGGCGCTCACTACCAACCTTACCAATACTCAGGCTAATAATGAGGCGATGGCTCAGTCTGATGCTGCCCGTACCCAAAGCGAAGTAACCTTCTCTATCGCGGGTGCGATGGCTAAGTGTTTCGAGTTCCTGGGTCCTATCGCGGGTCCTATCGCAGCCGCGGGTGTGATGGCTACCCTCATGGGCTTACTCCAGTGGGCACTCAACTCAGCTTTCAGCGGCGGTAAGAAGAAGAGCAACACTCCTTCTACCAACACCAAGCTCGTAACCGGTATGCTTACCTACGATAGCGGTAACGTGCAGGATTTGAAGCCATTTGTGGCTGATAATGGCGAGATATATTGGGCAAAGGAGGATGATGGCAAGCAGATGCAGGGCGTGAAGATGCTCACGACACCTACCGCTACCTCTGTGAACGGGCAGCCGTCTCTCGTTGCTGAGAAGGGACCGGAAATCGTGATTGGCCGTGAAACCACTCATGCCATGATGATGAATAACCCTGGCTTACTGAAAGCACTGGTGAACTACGACCAGAACTATTCAGGAAGAAACTCAGCAAGAAGGGCATTTGATAGCGGCAACGTGGGTGATGTTTTTGCAGCCGGCACGCAAGGGAGCAATGGTAATCTTTCGTCTGGCGCGTCAGCGGCAGACGGACTATTAGCAGCTAGTGCAGCAAGCAATGCGGCGCTCCTGCAAGCTGTGAATGCGCTCATTCAGCGCCTCAATCAGCCTATCAACGCCCAGATTAACATGTACGGTCGTGACGGACTGCATGATAGCCTGAATAAGGCTAATCGGTTTATGAAGAATAAATAGAAGAAGGTTTTGTTGATTATTAGTTGTTAGTTTTTAAGTTTATTAGTTATTTGTTTTTCGAGGCTGTTTCGCTGTGAAGCGAGGCAGCTTTTTTTGTGTGAATTTTATCCTGGTCCCATTTTTCGACCAAGGGGAGAAATCAGTGGGCTTTCTATAAACCGTTGATTTAGTGGGCTTTTTGGTCTCAAAAGCATATCTTGGTCTCATTTTTCGTCGGTTTTACTACCTATATATAAAATTTTCCGTGTATTTTTTCTTTTCCCTAAAAACAAAATCCCCTAACCCCAAACTAGAAGTTAGTAGCATTAACGGCTATGCCGTAAACATCAGACAACAAGGTAGTTATGGGGATATAGGGGAGTGGCAGCTAGCGAGAAAAATGTGTGATTTTCTACATATTTCTGAAATATTTTGTATCTCCTGCGTACATCTGTTTATAGAAAATTATATAAAAATGAGACCAATATATAGTAAGTTGCTGAAAAATAAGCAGATAGCAAAAAATCAGTGTGGGCAAGCAGTGGGACAATGGTGTGGCAGCAGGGGGACAATATACGCCGTTTTAGCAATTAGGGGACTTTAACATTTCTGCTAATAAAATTAAAATGAGACCAGAATGGGCAAAATGGGACCAAAATCGGGAGTTTGGTCCCATTTTTGAAAAAACAACCTTTGCGTCTCCGTTCCCAGCGATTCTATCGCTGGTTCCCCCTCTCAAATCTATATTAAATGTTAAAAATATAACTTATTTCAAATATAATATAGCTTACCTATACTTTTTTCGATTTATTTTTGTATCTTTGCAGCGAAAAATGAATAATATAATATATGTAAGGTATGTTTGACGAGATATGTTCTATCTACAAATCTGCTACGGATGCCTACGGTGAGTTCATCGATAGAGAGACGGGCGAGTGCATCCAACAGATGTCTATCCGTGAGTTTTGTCTGACGGATAGATGGAAGCCGTATGTAGAAAAGCTGAGAGCCATGCGGCAGGAACTTGGTAGCAAAGCAAAGAAGATGCCGGAGTATATCGAAACTAAAAAGATGATTCCTGGAGCCACGTTGAGCGGTCTCTTCAGTCTTTACGAGGATGATAGTTTGACCCATCCCGGCCAGCGCGTAATGGTATCGAGAAGAGAAACCCACCTTCAGCAGCATACCGGATGGCTGGCGATAGATATTGACCTTCAGGACAACCAGCAGCTTACCAGCTTTGAGAATATCCGTATGGTGGCTCGCTTCCGTCCGGAGATAGGTTTGCTGATGCGTTCCTGTTCGGGTACCGGATATTTTGGACTGGTGCGACTGGCTTACCCCGACAGGCATAAGGAGCAGTTTAAGGCTATCCTCAAAGAATATGCCGCCATGGGCATCGTGCTCGATAAGCAATGCGGTAATATCGGACGTGTGCGCTTCGCCTCATGGGATGATGCTGACCATATATATATTAATAACAATGTGCAGCCATACCAAGGTTTGGCGACAGATGAACCGCAGGTGATACCACAGGCGAGACCGACGTATTGGCAACCGCAGAGTAACGCCTCTACTGCTTATGGTGGCAGCGACAACTCAGCCTTCTGGAATGATCCACGCACGCAAGACCGCATTATCGAACTCATCGTAAAAGCCTTGGTGAGCCGACGTATCAACATCACGGAAAGCTACGATGAGTGGACCAAGGCAGGTTGGGCATTGAAGGCGCATCCCTATGGCGAGCGTCTGTTTCACGAGCTTTCGGCATGCAGCCGGAAGTACAACGCTGCCCAGGCTTCACAGAAGTGGCGGCAGTTAGGCAGCAGCCATACCGTAAGCTATCATTACCTTATCCACGCCTTCAAGGTGAATTTGGGTGGAGGAGAATATCACTCTATTCTGCAGCAGGTATGGAGAGAAAGAGGCTAATAAGAAAAGCTTTTTAATACATTTAAAGATATAAGATTATGGCAAAAAGAAAAGTAAAAATCCCGAATGGGTCATGGCTCGACCAGAAAGGTCAGCGATGGATGAAAGTAGTGTTTGATATAATGTCCGGTTTCGGGGGGGGGTGAAAAGTTCATCCGTCAGATTGATTTGGCATTTCCTTACAACTTCGACTTCGGGCTGAAGAAATATGTAGTTAATATGGATGATTATGGTAACCTGCGCAACATCGTGCTGCAGAAATACCCGTCGCTGGCGAGATATGGAGATTTTCGCATGGTGATGACAACTCATCAAGTAAAATGATAAGATTATGAAATTGATAACGATTATTGGTCCTTCTGGGGCTGGCAAGGACACGATAGCACTTATGTTGTCTGCCATCCTGGGGTATGATGTGCTCTGTTCTTATACCACCCGACCTATGCGTGAAGGTGAAGTGGACGGAAAAGAGCATCATTTTGTCAAGAAATGCGATGTTTCAAAAAGCGAAATGCTCGCCTACACCCGATACGGAAATTATGAGTATTGGACGGAGAAGAAGCAGATAAATGGTGCCGCCATTTACGTCATCGACGAGAAAGGACTGATGGAGCTGATGGAGCGCTGCCCGAAGGCTAAGATCATCACCGTTTATGTTTCGGCAAAGCCGGAAACTCTGAAGAAACGTGGCATCTCTGAGGAACGTACCGACAGAGACCAGTATCGTGTTCAGATTGATTTCAACAGCTATGATTACGTGATACCGAACAACCGCACGATGTTCCATCTTTGGGACTACGTTTCGTTCGTAGCCAAGAAGATTAGAGAGCAGGAATTGGGTATACCTAACCATGCTTTAAAGTAAGGCCATAAAGTGAACATCCAGTACAGACTAAGTACAGACTGAGCACAGCCTGAGCACAGATAAAATATTGGCAAAATGGCAAAAATAACTACCACTTCACCCATCTTATCCATATCGGGCAAGCTGAATCCCGATGATGATTTCTATGTGGCAACCAAACGCCGCACGGGTACGGTCTATCTGGTGCATCGAAGCAGAAAGCAGTCTGTTCCCTGGAGCGAAAAGCAGATAGCGCACTGCAAGGCTTTTGCTGCCCGCAGTAAGGCTGCATCGGCATGGCTCAAAGCCAATGCTCCCCAACATGATGGCGATAGGGGTACGGAAGCTTATCAGCGGATGTTCGTCCGATATAAGGCGCAGTATAAAATAGGTAATATCTTTGCCTTTGTCTGCAAGCAGTATCGGAATGGTGTAATAGATTTTTGATATATAAGACATCAAATAAGAAACAATATGAAAATGATAATTCCTGGTGTTGAGTGGTGGCCTCAGAAGACCGCCGCACAACAGATTGCCCGTGTAGGCAGAATCTGCTACAAGAGCAAAGCCAAACAGCCTGATGAAAATCTTTCTGAAGAGCAGAAAGAGAAGTTTCGGGAAGAACAGGCTATCAAGTTGGCTAACCGTTTCTGGGAGAGTGGGCACAAATCCATGTACCGCCATGGTACTCTCTATTTCTTCGTAAAGAATGACTATAAACTGCCGAAGTCTCTCTGGTCACTCCTCGTTGCTTCACCTTACATCAATTATTCGGTGAAGGAGAAGAAGGTATGGATCAGCAGCAACATGCAGTTCCTCTGCGAGCATGGCGAAATTCTCGAAATCCTCACCCCATACAATGTGAAGGAAGATGAGTTTATCGAGAAGGCACTGAAGTATGATTGCAAAAAGGCTCTCTATCTCCTCCGCATGACCATGGTTGTTACCACGCAAATCAGTACCAGCCGTGAGCTGAACCGCACATCGCCTAATAGCATCAGCGAACAGAGCACCCGCTATGTGAACCTGGAGAAGAAAGGTGGCGTACAGATTGCCCGTCCGCACTGGTTGCATGAAGGCACCCGCTGGCAGAAGTTCCTCTATCTTGCCGGCTGCAAGATAGCAGACTGGCTCTATCGCCGATTGCTGAAATCGGGCATGAAGCCGCAGGATGCCCGCGGCATTCTTCCTCTCGATACCTATACGGTGGTAGCTTATACCTATACCCTCAAGGAGTGGAAACATATCCTGGACCTCCGCTTCCATGAAAGTACCGGCAAGGCACATCCTAACGCCAAGGAAATAGGCTATCTGATTCATCGCATCATTACCGAGAGAATGATGGAATATGATAAGGACTTCGAGATTTAAAGGTAAAATCACTACTCACTATCTCTAACGTTCATTATGGTAAATAGGGGTTTCCGTTCCCAGCGATTCTATCGCTGGTCCAATAATAAAAAAGTAAAACGCAATGGGAAATAAAAACAAGAAAAAACAACAGCAGCAACACCAGATGGAGGCTATGGCAAGGCGGGATGCTAAAATCCGTCAGCTCCCTACCATCTACACCTTCAACTTCAAGGATGTGCCATCTGAAGTATACGCCAAAACCCTGGAGGCAATCTTCTCTGATCCTCAGTTTGCCGATGCCGTGCAAAACCGCAACGAACTGGTACGTGCTGCCAACCGCATACCGCAGGGCGCACCTCAGATGGCACCCCTCATCAAGGCTATCCAGGAAAAAGATAATAAATTGGCTAATGCCATCTATGCCCTGCTTGTGCAGGTAAATCTGCACAGCGAAGTAACTTACGATTTCCTCAGTTTCGGTCATCTGTCACGCTACTACGTAGACTACAGCCAGCCCGGTATGCAGGAAAAGGTAGACCATCTGAACATTAATCTTGATAAGATCACGTTCCTCTCCGAAATGCTCGAAAATCTGCTTACCCAGGTGAAGGGCGATATGCTGGAAATCTTCAAGGGTGCCAGCGAGTTCCAGCAGTTTGACGGCGTGATGGCAAGCCTCCGTCAGTTGAGCGGTTTCTTCGATTTTGCCCGTAAGAAAGACGAGAAATCGAAAGATTACGCCCTCTACTATGAGTATGCCGACAGCATCAATGCCTATATGGATAAGCGCATGCAGACCTATTCGCAGAAGTACCGCAAGCTGCACCCTACCCTTCCTGGTTTCACTCAGGAACAGATGGTAGAGGCCATCAATCTCTTCTTCGGTGAGAAAGATAAGTTCAACGAGAGCTTCATCGCCAAGACGGAATCAGGTGGCCGATATATCGACGGCATGAAACTCATCCCTAACCTCAACGAGGAGCAGACTGCCAAGCTCGATAAGCTGGTACCGCGCCCGAAGGAAGGCAACAGTATGCAGAAATACTTCCTCTACATCACCGATGCCATCATGCTAAATTACCACCTTCGGCGGTAATCTTGAGTGTTGAATATTGAATGTTGATTTTCGAGTTGCCTCACAGACTCAAGGGCGCTAGCCTAATTCAACATTCAACACTCAACATTCAACATTCATCAAACCATTCAACATTGTTTAAGATGCCAAATATCTATCTCCGTCTCCCCACCTCCCGCTGCCAGTTTTTCCGGCATCGCGACCCTAAGTTCACCCTGGCCAAGGATGAGCCGGTGGTGTTCAGCAACTACTCACATGAGCAGTTCATTATGCGCAATTCGCTTATCAGCGCCCCTGCGAAAAGCAGCCGTATCGACCTCGGCTGTTTCTCGCAGCAGCAGTGGTGCAATATGCTGTCGGGCAAGCACCCTACAGGAGGCAAGGTAGTGATGCGCCGTGATGCCGGAAGCTGGCTCACTTTCCAGGAGGTGCAGCAGCTCAACGGCCGCCTTACCGACGGCAAGGGTTCACACGATGATTATCTCTGCATCCGCTTGCCGAGTGAGGTAGAAGTTGTCGATACCGTTTATCCGGTAAAGCCTACCTTTACACTAGATACGCACGGCATGAGGGCGTTGGCGGTATCACTCAACAACGATTTCAAGCGCAGTCTCGTGGAATGGGCACTCTCCACCTTCGACTTCTGTACCTCCAATGGTAGGGTCATCGCCCGTTCCCATAACGCTATGCTGGAGCGTTATTTAATGCGCTACGGTATAGAAGTCAGCGAGGAAGAGAAAGACGTGTTGCGCCGCATCATCGGCAGGTGGTTCCGCACGGAGCACTGTTTCTTTAAGAGCTATTCCTGCGTGGATATGCAGTATAAAGATAGCCGTGATAAGCCTAACCGCATCGACGAAGTGCAGTGGCTATGATTTTACACCTTATATAATAGATGTTAATTCATATATAAACAAAAGTTAAATAATAGATAAATCAAGGAAAAGTTATGAAATTACCTGATAGTTGCAGAGAGTTATTTCTTGACGGAGTAACCGATGCTTATTTTTATGCTGTACGGGAAAGCTCCGTTTCTATTCCCTTCAGCATACCGATGATATTACAGATAACCGGCTGCCACTTTGCCGGCGAAGCACTCCATGTTTCCCTCAGCGAAGGCAATAATTACGTCATATCAGATGGCATCACCGCCAAGCAGACTTCCTCAGAAGGTGGCAACGGTACCGTCTTCAAGTTCGAGATTACCGCAAATATCAGTGACGGAAAGGCGAATATACCCGAAATCATCAAAAAAATGCACGGAAAGGACTATTATATAGTCTTGCGTAAGCAGGATGACACGATTTATCTCTGTCATACGCTGCCGGGCACCTTCAGTATTACCGATTCCGTGACCGCTCAGAATGATGCTGAGACCCGCAGCATCACGGCTACCTGTCAGGCGATGTCAGAGTTTATTCCGATAACGATTGCTTAATCAATCATAAATTTATAGTACTTAATTATCTTCTAGTTTTGAAATCATATAATTCATAAGTATCGAAATTTTATATTTATATTAATTTTAGCCCTGCTGTCCGCGAGGATCGCAGGGCTTTTTGTTTTATCCGCTAGGCTAATTCAGCATTCAACACTCAACATTCAACCTTTATTTTGTCCCTATTTTCCGATGTATTCCCATTACCTTTGCCGTCAGAAATATTGAAAGGTCTTCTTTTGCTAAATAAGGTAAGGAGATTTGTATTCAGGATAACGATAACATACATTTATTTTTAAAAATTTATTACCCACATGAAAGGTCTTTATGAAATTCTGACCGAGAAGAAGTGGATGATTTCGCCTGACTTTGTTCACGGCATACGCAAGGCATTGGAGCAGAACTTGAATGCTCATGCCGTATACGAACGCCCTGCACCTACCTGCGGCTTCGTAACCGTGAATGCAGCCGATGGCTCAATCTATTACCCGGAGGAATATCAGATTTCCGAGGATGGTAAGCAGGTGAGAGGTCAGTGGGCATTGGATAGTAATAATGATGATGCTCAGAACTTCCCATTTGTTTCTGTGCTCACCATCGATGGTCCTATCACCCGAAATGGTGGCGGTTGCTCGTATGGTTCTATCGACCATCGCAACATGATGATCAAAGCGGCAAACCATCCCCTCTGTCGCGGTCACATCTTCATCATCAATACTCCTGGTGGTTCCGCTTGGGCAAAGAACGATTATGAGCAGGCTATCAATTATGCCCGTTCACAGGGTCAGCCAGTCATCGCCTTCATCGATGGCATGTGCGCATCGGCGGGTATGTATCTCGCTTCTCTCTGCGATGAACGATATTACATGCACCCGAAGGACGAAATCGGTTGCATCGGCGTGATGGCATCTTTTTACACGCAGGCCGATGGTAGCCAAAACCAGTTTACCGATGAAACTTATCACGAGCTTTACGACCCTGAGAGTTTTGATAAGAACCGTGAGTTCCGTGATATTGCCAATGATGGCGATAGCGAGAAGTTGGTTAAGGAACTTGGCGAACTGGGTGTGGAGTTCAGAGCCGATGTGAAGAAAGCCTGTCCTGCTGCAAAGGACGAACACCTTCATGGTAAGGTATTCGATGCTGAGGAAGTAAAGGGTATTCTGATGGATGACCAGAGTGACTTCTTCTCTTGCGTAAAGCGTTGCTTTGCTCTCTACAACGGCACAGCAGAACCTATCGTCAGAAAGCCATCTGATGATGAAGACGAATCACAAGGCAGTTTGAACGAGCCGTCCGATCATCCGGCACACGACCCTCAGTTGGAGCCAGACAAGACTTCTTCAGCAAAAAAAGAGAATCATCAACATACTATTCATCAAAAATCAATCAATATGGCAAATTACCCTAAGATTAACGCCGCTTGCGGTATGCAGGATGGTCAGCAGATTGAGGTAAAGGAGGATGGCGCATTCATGAATGCCCCATTGCTCGATACCCTCGAAGCTCATCTCGCATCGCAGGAGCAGGCTGTGGCTGATGCCAAGCAGAAAGCCACCACAGCGGAGCAGAGTCTTGCCGATCTCCAGGCAAAGCACGACGCACTCGCTGAAACCATCGCCCAGAAGGACGAGGAGATTAAGAACCTGAAAGAGGCAAAGGCTAAGGCCGATGAGGACATCAAAGCCCTCAACGACGCAAAGGCAAAGGCTGACGAGGAGAAGGCAAAGGTAGATGAGGAGTTGAAGACCGCCCAGGCTTCGCTCGCTACTGCCCAGCAGACCATCGCCGACAAGGACGCTCAGATTGCTGAGTTGAACGAGAACCCAGGTGAGGAGCCAGCACAGGGTGCTGCACCTCAGAATAACGGTGAGGGTGCAAAGGCTCAGAATCTCCGTGAGTTCGACCCATCGAAGTACAAAACCAATGCTGAGCGCAAGGCAGCTTACGAGCGCTTTATGCGTGGCGAGGAGTAAGCCCTTCATCATCAGGATAACACTAAGTATTCAGGTTAAAACATTCTTATTCATTTTTTAATTAGTAATTGAAATTATGGCAACACTTCCTAAAGATTTTATTGGCACTACTGCCTTGCAGCACGTAGCCGAGCAGGTAACTAAGGAAATCCTTATGGGTCCAGGTTACACCGATGCAGAGGAGATGGACCGCTTGGCTATCGACATCGTTTCTGGTGTTCAGTACAAGCGTACTATCCACATTCTGCTCCGTAAGGGCGGTACTACCCGCCGTAAGGACGTTCACACTAAGGTGAACAGCGAGGTAGGTTTCTTGAAGGAGCGCACAATTACAGTGAAGCTTGCTTGGGACCATTATACAGATAACATCGACAAGTACTGCGAGACAGTATTTGGTACAGACGCACAGGGTCAGTACCCTCTCGCTACCGAGGCTGCTACTGCTATCCTCGCCAACTATGCCGACAACTTGACCGCTTGCTTGTGGAATGGTGACATCGCTCTTGATAAGGGTGATGAGAGCACACCAGCTTCAGAGCAGGCTATGGCTCTCTATGATGGTTTCCATACCTGTATCAAGCACGACATCGAGGACGGTCTTATCAGCGAGGCTAACGGCAACTTGATTCATTGTGAGTCAATTGACAAGCCTTCTAGCAACGAGGACTCTACTCCTTACGATAACTTCTTGGATTGGCACCTGAAGTGGGATGCCCGTCTGCGCAAGCAGAACGTTCTCGTTTACATGAGCGAGTTGACAGCTCAGTACATCGCTGCAGGTTACGCTAACAAGTTCCACGGCAACTTCAAGGTTGAGTACGAGGACGGCGGTAACTTCAAGCTTCCAGGTCTTTCTCGTGTAACTCTCTGCCCTATCGCAGATTTCGGTGAGGGTGATCGTATGTACGTTACCATCCCTAAGAACTTCGTTTACGCAGTTGACTCTGAGGGTAACAAGACTTACGTAGGCGTTAAGGTAGGCACCGACGACGATATGCGCGACATCCAGTTCCAGATTCAGTCAATCCAGGGTGCAGGTGTCCGCAATCCGTTCAAGTACGCCTTTGCGATGTCAGACGGCGACCTTGCATCTACCGAGTATGTAGCTGGTGACTACACCAACTCTAACCTCGTAGTAACAACCGCAATGGAGGATGCTTCTACGGTTACAGATGGTAAGGTAAAGGTAAACGGCGCAGAGTATACCGCTCCAGTAGCTACAACTCCTAACCAGGTTATCACCTTGGAGGCAGAGAACGGCACAACCGATACCTTCTCTCACTGGAGCACTGGCAGCAAGGAGAAGAAGATTCAGTTTGCTGCCACCGGCACAAGCATGGGTATCACCGCCTTCTTCAAGAAGGGTTAACCCCTCTCCTGCCTCCGTTCCCAGCGATTCCATCGCTGGTCCAACAGGCAAAAAGGCAGTCCTCTATAAATCCTCGGCGGCGGTCGCCTGACCTGTCGGAATATGGCTTCCGCCGCCATTTCGTTTAATCATTAAAAAGATACAATTATGACAGAAACTGTAACATGCCCAGAGATCAAGGATATTCTCTCCGAGAACGAATGTTTGGAGAACTACGGCGGTCTTGGCGTAAACGTATATGTCTTTATCAAGAGTGACCTTGCTGCTCCTCTTGCGCCAGAGGCAGGTAAGAACTCTTATGCAGCGTTGACGGCTGCATCCTTCAAGAAGGGTAAGGGTCTTTTCAAGTTCGAGTGTCAGGATGGCGGTCAGGGTCATACCTGGGAAAACTTGGGCTACAGAAAGGGCTTTAAGCAGACTTTGGACTACATTCTTGAGAGCGTAAATTCTGCTTCTGCGTATGTGGCTCGTGCTCTCAATAACCTCAAGTGTGGTTACATCATCGAGGATGGTGATAAATCAATCATCATTTACGACAAGCAGCACGACTTCAAGTACGACTCCGGTAATATTAAGGGAGACACGGGCAAAAAACCAGAGGATGATCGTACAGTGACACTGAGCGGTTCCCTCAGTCCGACCATGTATGGCCGCTATGAGATTGCCACACCAGAAAGTGGCTGGGATTCTCTCTGCAACGGTGTAGGCACATCGGGGGAAGTGTAAGCGGAACTGACAAGAGCGATACCAATTCCGCTTCACAGCAGTCATCTAAGCGGAGCAAGCAGGTATCATCTATCAATGATGAAACCTCTACGCCCGGCGAAAACGATGAATAATCGCTCCCCTATCCAATGATTTCCATTGGCAAATTACTCTATAAATCAAAGCCTCGGTATTAATCCTTAGTAAAATAAGGCAAGATACCGGGGCTTTTCGCATTTAAAACTGCACATATCTTTCATTTTTTAATATCTTATCCCATAATTAGATTTTTTTATGCAAAATGCGTTTTCGCATAGAATATTTTTCTTATTTTTGCAGCATAAAATTTTAATTTATATAGTGTAACTAAAATACTAAGAGATTATGGAGCTAAGACATTTACGTTCGTTTGTGTATGTGGCAGAGACGCTTTCTTTCAGCATCGCCGCCTCCCGATGCTTTGTCACCCAATCCGCCATCAGTCAGCACATCAAGGCTCTGGAGGATGAACTGGGATGCAAGCTGCTGATACGCACATCGCACAGCATCATGCTCACCGAGAACGGAGAGGCACTTCTGCCACGTGCCAAGGAAATACTGAAGTTGGCAGAAGACTGCAAGGAGCATATCAATGCACTCAACAACTGCATGACCGGAGAACTGCGCATCGGTGTAGGTTCCTTTATCGCACCCTATATCCGTGTGGCTGCACTTATATTCATGGAGCGATACCCTAACGTAAGAGTGAATGCCGAATTTTCCAAGGCAACGAGCCTGAACCGCCTGTTGCGAGACCACATGCTGGATCTCGCTTTTACGATGAACGAAGCCTATACCAACGAGGGCATCGAGAGCCAGCCTTGCATCCCATTCAGTATTTGTGCCATCATGAGAAACACACACCCTCTTGCCAGGAAAGATAAGGTAACATACTATGACCTGCTGAAGCACGGCATCATCATGCCCGATGTAGGCGAACGTGTTTTCAACACTTTTCAGCAATATTTGCAGAACGATCTCACCAAATTAAGCGTAAAGTGTATCGTCAGTGACCCAGACGAAGACCTTGCTATCATAGAAGATACTCACCTGGTTACTTTTATGCCGAAGCTGTATCTGAAAAACCACCCTACCCTTATAGCTCGTCCTATCCATGGCATAGGAGAAGAACTGATGAGCAATGCCCACTGTATGAAGGATGTACCTATGAAGCGTTCTGCACAACTCTTCCTCGACATTATCAGGGACGAAGCCATCCCGTATATCAAGGCTTTGGAAGAAACTATGTAGTTTAGTACCAAAGTACATTTGTACTTATGTACTTCTGCACGTTTGTACTTTTTCTTATCTGTCTATTAGTGTTCCTGCTTCATGATTTATCCGCAAGAACATCTAATGAAAATCACTTTTCTGTTTACTTCATTCATGTTACCTTTGCATACGATTCCGATATTGGAAGAATTTAAATACAAAAAACTATGCAGGTAAAAACGAATGATGGCAACTATGATGTTGCCAGCAAGGGATTGGGTAATACCGCCCTTGGACTTGGTATCGCAGGTTTGGCTACCAGTTTGCTGGGTGGCGGTGCATCCTTGTTTAACCTCGGTAGAGGTAACAATGGCATGACTGCCAATCCGAGTGATCCGGATGCACGCTTTGTAACCAAGAGTGAGACCAACCTTATTCAGGAGAACTCTACATTGAAGACGGAACTTGCTATCCAGAAGAGTGAGAACTATACCGACAAGAAGATGGTAGATGTTACTCAGTATCTTGACGGTAAGATTCGTCAGCTCGAAAACAAGGTAGATGCCAATAAGGATGCACAGCAGGCGGTCAACGCAGAGCAGATGGCATACAATGCCGCTGCCAACGCCAACATCGACGTGCTGAAATCGCAGGTAGCTTCACTTTCGAGTGTTACCAAGCTGATGATTCCATCGGGCAATGTTTGTCAGATGGGATGCGGATGCGCTTGTAATCAGTAACCGTATTTTCGGATAAAAGGAAGAAACGATATGGATTACAAGAACTCGCAAATCCTGGCAGCGGTGGTGTCCGAATGGGCACGCCCTGCCATCTCTCAGATAGCGGCTGGCAATCTGATGCACTTGCCTATGCTCCAGTCTCTCCAGGCTACCATCGGCAGCATGGGACTGGTGAGTGGCAACTATTCTCTGCAAGCCGATATAGAACCGATGATTCAGCCTGTGGTTAATGCGCTTGTCACTCCGATGCTCGCCAAGTATTTCGGGAACATTCCCGAAGAGAGCATTCCGCAGATGGCGCACGATGTGGTAGAGCAGCTTCGCTACAAAGGACCGCTCTCTATCCTGGAGGGTGTTATAACCTTTGACGAGGAAGATCTTGACGAACTCGCCGACCTTCTTCAGAAGAACCTTCCGGTAGAGAAGACCCAGGGCTATCAGGTGAAACATTAATGCGGCGGTGAAGTCGTCGCTCTATTAAAACAGAAAAGACTATGAATAAAAGAACAATTCCAGCCTGCATCATGGCTACGCTTGCAGTAGGTGCAACCGCCACTGCTCCCTATTATGATGTAAATATCACGCAGCAGCTCTGTGCTCCTTCATGCGTGGATGAGACTCCTGTTTTCAACCCTCAGTTCTCTGTAAAGAGTATTGACAACGTGGGTACTTCGCAATATCTCATAACGATTCACGTAGAGGGTGTTATCAGTTACGTGCCTTGCAACTGTGGCTCCTGCTGCACCCGCTCGCAGGTAGTAAGTCAGGATTTCACCATTCCTGTCTTCTCTGCTACGGCAATCACGAACGTTACCACATCTCTTGGCAGCGTGAAAAACCGTCTTGTTAAGGTAGCCTGCTGCTCCTGCAGCAAGACTTTCGTGTGCGATGCTCCGTTAACACTCACCATCGCATGACTATCCACCAACAAAAGGAAAGGTAAAAGACGATGAAGTATATTCAGTTAATAGATCAAGCTCGCGCTCACGGCGTGGCTACCGAGAAGAAGATGATGGAGGCGATGGAGCAGTTGAGCTGCGACCTCGCCTCCCTGGAGGAAACAAATCCGGAATTGTACTGGTGCATCCTCCGTCACCAGCACGCAGTGTTCTATGATCGTCATTACAGCGAGAAAATGGCCAACCATGATGTCTGCCATCTTGCGTATAGCAAGAAAGGCGAGAATGGCGAATTGGCAGGGACCGGTGCGCATTGGACAAAATCGCAGATAGTGAATGCCACCAAGGGCATGAAGTTCCATGATAAGGTGAACGATTGGGATAAGTATGTTGCCTTCAATGCCATGTACGCTGACCTGTGCAGCGATATGACAGAAGATGAAATCATCAAGGCAGCTTATCTCTTCTACTTCCAGGATGTAGACTGGCAACCAGAAGAAGACGATTGCACCAAGATATGGGACTATATGTCCGCTCACGCTATGATGTAGTTTGTTTTGAAATAGGTGATATGGATTTCGCACTAGCGAGTGCAAGTATTAAAAGTAAAAAGATTGGGATAACATTTTTTGAAGCCTCTTTGCGCCTACAAAAGCCGCAGGGAGGCTTTCTTTGTCCCCATCATCTTTTTAGCATTTGCTATCTTTGCCATCAGAAGAAATAAAAACGATAAAACAGAAAAGATATGGCAAAGATTCAACCTCTTGCAGATTTCATCCTCTCCTTTGAAGGAGGTTACGTCAATCACCCCAATGATAAGGGCGGTCCTACCAACATGGGCGTAACATTGAAAACCTGGCAAACCCAAGGTTACGACAAGAACCATGATGGCCGCATAGACGCAAAGGACGTGAAGCTTATCACAAAAGCCGATGCTATCTCCATCCTTCGCCGTTGCTACTGGAACCGATGGAAAGCCGATGGCATCAAAGACCAGAGCATCGCCAACATCCTGGTAGATTGGGTCTGGAGCAGTGGTACCCCAGGCGTAACCCTCGTGCAAGCTATGCTGGGCGTAAGAGCCGATGGTATCGTGGGCAACAAAACCCTCAAGGCGCTCAACAGTCAGAGCCCTAAGCAGTTCTTCGAGCGCATCAAGGCACGCCGCAAGCAGTATATCCTCGGCATCATCGCCAAGCACCCTAGCCAGCAGGTCTTCGAGGCAGGTTGGCTCCGCAGACTCAATGCTATCAGCTACGGCAGTCTCATCGCCAATGGCGGCAAGAAAATCAGCTTCTAGAAGGGGCAAAAGCGCCCCCGTTCCCAGCGATTCTATCGCTGGTCCGCCAACAGAAAATTTTTCAAACGATAAAAAGATAAAAGATTTATGGCAAGTTACAATGGAAACATCGACCTTTTGTCTCTGAATGGAGCAAAGGTCTTAGTAGGTATCGATGAGAAGAATGCAAAGCGTCCTTATGTTTGCATTCCTTTAGATGTGAACGAAATTAGAGTAGAGACATCAAAGAATGATGCAAGTAAAACTCAGGCGAAACTGAGAGTTAACATCTGGCCTTTCAATGAGGCATACAAGAACAAGATTCGCCAGACTGCAGCCGAGCGTGGCGATACTCAGGTGAGTGTACCAACCCACGAAATGCAGCTCTCGTTCTCCGTCGAGTACATCAAAGCAGTGGCAAAGAATTTTCCTAAGCTCGTAGAGCAGGTGAAGGAAGCCAACAAGGATAAAGACCCTGACATCGTAAATCAGGATTTCAACGATGAAAATTCTCACCTCTTCAAGGCAATTCGTGCCCGCATGAATAAGCGCATCGCCAGCCTCTATCAGCCACAGCCTACCGCCCAGCAGCAGACGTACCCACAGCAGCCCTACGGAGCCGTCGGAAACGCTACCGCCTATGTACCGCCAGCAGATGGAGGCAATGATTATTCATCAATGCCAGGTTACGATGATCCGAACAGCGACCTGCCATTCTAAAGGTTTTATTGAATGTTGAATGTTGAATGTTGAATGTTGATTTAGGCTAGCGCCCTTGAGTCCGTGAGGCAACTCAACATTCAACATTCAACAATCAACATTAAATTTAACGCTTATGCAAGAACAAATAAATCTTACAATTCCGAAGGGCTGGAACCAATGTACTCCCTCCCAGTTGGAAGCCCTCGCTGCCATCATGCAGGAGCAGATAGCCAAAGTAGACCGCTATCACCCTTTCGATATGCAGAAGGTGAAAATAGCCGTCTTCTTTCTTTTTGCCGGGATAAGCATCAATGCCTATCCCGACCCTCGTCTGCCCCTCAATGAGCAACATTACCTGGTAAGCATAGAGCCGCAGAAGAAGAGCCTCCTGAAGAAGCTCCTCTCCCTCTGTGCCCCCGTTCCTAGCGATTCTATCGCTGGTCCCCAGTCGGCTAGCCATTTCCCCCTCTACCTCTGGCAGCTCAACTATTGGCTCTCCCCGAAAGCCAAGACCGATAATAAGACCTCCCCTGAGTACATCGCTCAGGGCGCAGGTCTTCTCGATTGGTTGGATGCAGATAGCGGCAACTTCCTCACCCGCTTCCCCTATCCGATTATCGGGCAGAAAGCCAAGTGGTACCGTCGTGCAAAAGCCTTCCGCGGTCCGAACATCGACCTCGATGGCTTCTCCTGGCAGCAATACCGTTTCGCTAGCGATATGATGCAGACCTATACCAAGTTAAGCAACAACCTGGTCAAGATGAAGCAGATGAATAAGTTCACCGAGGAACAACTCCAGACGCAAGCTCAGAGTGTAGCAAGTGCAAGAAATATGTTCCTTGCCACCATCTTTAACACCACCACCCAGTACGTCGATCCGACAACAGGCATCACGAAATACGATTTTCATTATGAGTCGAAGCAGTTCACCGAGAACGCAGGTTATTTCGTCAAATACCCGGAAGTCAACTGGCAGGTTATCCTCTTCTGGTGGAGCGGCATCATGCACACCCTAGCCCATCGCTACCCTCACGTGTTCAAGGTGCAGAAGGTAGATAATAAAAAGCCGCAAACCCCGATGGAAATCTACACCGCCACCACCGCCACGATGCAGAAGTATGCAGGCCTAACGGAAGATCAGGTCAACACCCAATCCTATTCCCTAGTTCTTGAACACCTAGAAAGGTTGTCGAAAGAGAATGAGGAAATGGAAAAGATAAGGAGAAACAAATGATAGATGTAAAGGCATCCGTACACTTTTTTAAAAGCCTCCGTTCCCAGCGATTCTATCGCTGGTCCCAATCTCTCTTTGTCCCCACTAAAACTATAAAAAGCCCTAACTTTACACTCAGAAAAGAGAAAAGCGGGCGCGCGTATATCGCCACCCTTCTCTCTTCCATTACATTCAGGATAACATAAAAAAAGAAACGCAAAATGGCAAGCAAAAACAAAAACAGAGTAACCAACCTGCAGCAGCTCCAACAGCGTAGTGAGGAACTGAAAGATGCAGGCTATGTAGCCGTTCGCCCGGATGCCTTTACACCGCTTAAAAATGGCGGCGGTAAAGTCTTTTCCTGGAACGATTACGTCCACAGCATGCTCCTGACAACAGCCGGTATGTCGGCAAGCGGTGGCGACGCAGGCGGTTCCGCAGCACGTCAGCAAGTCTCCACTATCTTTGCATCGAGTGGCGGCGAGAACATGGGCAAGCCGAAAGGCGTAGGTACCGAAGGCTTAGGCTTTATGGAATGGGGTATGGCCAACCGACTGCCTAACCTTATCTGGATGCTCTCCCGTATGTCGCCTTTTACCGCAGCAGGAGTAGATTACATCAAGAAGATACTGGTAGGTCGCGGTCCCGCAGCCAAGTATCACTACACCCAGTACGTTGGCGGTAACATCACAGAAAAATATATCCCTTACGAGAGCGCAGGAGTCCTGCTCCGAGGTCAGATAGCTGACCTGAAAGCCAAGGAAGAGGCAGCCGCCGAAGCCAAGCGCCAGAACGAGCAGCAGAACCAGAACGGGCAGTCTCAGCAGGAGGAGTCACCGTTCCCTGCGATTTCATCGCAGGTTTCCTCATCCTCCGATGAAGGGGAAAGCGAGGAGATGAAATCTCTGAAAGAAGCTCTCCGCAAATGGGAAGAAACCAATGCCCAGCTTCGTGATTTCCTGGAAAACAACGATCTTATGCAGACCTTCCTAGACCTGGCAGGAGATATGGCTCTGATGTCACAATGCTTTGTAGAGCTCCAGCTCAATCAGCGTTCCCTCGACGAGAACGGCAAGGCCGTTCCTACTGCACAGTGGACTCCGAAGGTGATCGGTCTGAAGCACCGCAGCATCTTCACTACCCGACTGGAGCGCATGGACGAAAACTACCGCATCAACTATGCCTACGTCAGCAACCAATGGCTCGACCCAACCCAATACGTCGGTGTGCAGAAAGAGGAAGACCGCAAGATAGCCGCTATCCCTTATCTCCCTACTACATCAGCCGTGAAGGATTTGCAGCGCAAGATACGCGAGGCACGTCAGAAGAACGTAAGCCGCAAGAAACGCCCTACCCGCTTCATCATGTCGCCAAGAGATTTCGGCGGCCCCTACTATGCCGATGCCCTTTGGCACTCTATCTTTGCCGGCAGCATCTTCGAGTATGCTTTCACCATCGTAGATGACCGCCTCACCCGAAAGCGCAACAGCAACATCATCGGTAGAGTTATCTATATCCATCAGGACTATATCAGCAGGCTCTATCAGCAGCAGGGTGAGAAGAAAAAGAAAACCCAGGGCGAGATTCAGAACGAAATCTTTACCTCTATCAACACATGGCTCGCCAACCCCGATAATGCAGGTCAGGCGCTCATTTCCTCTGCCTTCACGGGCAGCGATGGGAAAGAGCACAAGGCTTGGGAAATCGTGGAAATCGAAACCAAGGCAAATGATCAGGCGAATGCCGACAAAACCGAGTTGCAGGAAATAAGCAGTATCATCTTCTTTGCCATGGGTCTTGATGCAAAGCTCATTGGTAATACCCCTGGCGATACGGCATCATCGGGCGGTACAGACCTGAGAGAGCGCTTCCTGGTCAAGCAAATCCAGTTTGCTCCTTTACAGCAGTTGATGATACGCCCGCTGGAAGTTTTGAGCCGCTTCAACGATTGGGATGCGCACCTGGTATGGCTGATAGATAGAGAGGTATTGACTACCCTCGATAACTCGAAGACCGGAGTGGCGAAACAGGGGCAGGAATAATGTTGAATTTTGAGTGTTGAATGTTGAATTAGGCATACGCCATCGAGTCCGTGAGGCAATTCAACATTCAACATTCAACAATCAACATTAAAATAAACATTCAACATTCAACACTCAACATTAAAAAGATATGATACTCTTCACGAATCAAGAACTCAGGCTTCACCTCCCCAGCAATGCCGTGGACGAGGTAGCCAACCTGCAGGGTATGCTCGATAATAGCGAAAAGGACTTCTTGAAGCCTCGCCTGGGAGCATCCCTATACGACCGTCTCAGCAAGCAGTATGCGAGCATAGAACCCTCAGTCTTCTGCGATGCTGTCGGTGATGGTACCTACGTCAACGACCCATGGAATGAGCTTCTGCTTTATGCGCAGCGCATGATTGTGAATGATGCGATGGCACAGAACATCGAGAAGCAAGCCCTTTCTGTGAATGGCTCCGGCATCAACGTAGCTTCCAGCAACGACTATGCCGTAGCCACCGACAAGCAGATTGCTCAAGGCAAGGAAAGCTATCGCCAGTCTGCCATGACCTCGCTCAATAACCTGCTTTCCCTCTTGGAGGGATGGGCAAAGGAAGTGAATACTCCTATGCCTATCGATGCAGCGGGCGATGGTGCAGAAGGCGGCACCCCTTCAGATGGCAGCAACCAAGGTTCCTCATCTGAAGGAACAGATGAAGGAACCGATAGTGGCAAAGATGATGCAGCCGAAGCCGAGAAGAAACGGCATGAAGCGATAGAAGAAATCGTAACCCTTTGGCAGGAAAGTAAGTACTACTACTATCATCGGGATCTGCTTTTCCCTACCTGCGAGTCTTTGCAGCCGTATCTCGATATTTACGGCAACAGAGATAAGTTTGTGCGTCTCATCCCCGATATGCTTTTCATTCAGAGTGAATATCTGGAAGAAGCTTTTGGCGAAGACTTCATTCCTCGCCTCCTGCAAGCCGATGAGAACGACAAGATGCTGAAGAAGGCACGTCAGCTGGTAGCCGCCTATCTCAAGGAACGAACCTCAGTTATCAATTTTGATAAGTTGACCCGCTCTACGGCGCATAATGATGCCATCACCGTAAGGGAAAGCATTCATCGGTTGCTGAAGAAGGAGGAAGCCGAGAAGCAAGCCAAACTCGATGTAGCCAAAGCTGAGAGTGCTTCAGAAGGCAGTTCCTCATCATCGACGAGTAACGCCTCCAGCGCTTCATCATCGGATAATAAAGGTGACAGCGAAGGCTACGATAACAATCAGGAAGGTTCACGCATTTTCGTCACCCCAATACTATGTTAAATGTTGAGTGTTGAATGTTGAATTAGGCATACGCCATCGAGTCCGTGAGGCAATTCAACATTCAACA